CGCCTCCAGAAATACCAGCATCAGGTTTTCTAACAATTAGACCACTTAATATTGCTTTTTGAGCATTCAGTTCTAAAATCTCGTGTCCGTCATTGCTATAAGCACGACCCAGAGTAAGATCAATAATTTCCTCACCTTTATATATAGTGGATTCATTAAAATCACCAGGATTATCAATATGATTGGTTCCAGGTATTGCCGCGTTTGGACGATACCAGCTCGATGTCGCAGAATTATAGAATTTGGCAATTCTTCTAACGAACGATGTAATAAGATTTGTTTTGTTACTCACTTTAGTTTCTTATTGCTTTTTTAATTAGTGCATCTCTTAACACGGCAGCATTTTCATAATCTTCACTTTCAACAGCTTTTTCAAGAGCTTTTTCAAGAGCTTGCCTAGATTTTTTGTCTTCTTCAAAAACAAATTCTGCTAAACGAAAAATTACTCGTATGTCACCAATGTCACTGTCTTCGCGATCCCAAAAGATTATCCAACTGCCATGCGAAATGTAATGTAAGTCTTCAGATATCATGTGAGCAAAAATACTTCTCAATTCATCTCGAAGTTCTGCAACTGATGGTAATCTTTTATGAGTTGTCTTATCATCTTCAATTTCCCAAAGGATATTGTTGTTTTTATGATAGCTCTTAATTTTTCGCCAGTCTATACTTTGTATAACTCTTTCTGAAGCGGAAACACGATGATTCATGACACAACACTATTTTTACTATATATCAATATAGAAGTCTGTATGAAAACAATAAAAGGTAAAGGTAAAGCTGCCTATATGCGCTCAGAAGTTGAAATCCCCATTACCTGGGTTTCGGTAGAATTTGGTCCAACGTCACAAAGTTTATTTATTTTCAAATAATAAATTGCTCCTTCTACTAAAGATGTAGCAGGGAACCTAATAACTTGTCCTGTGACGGTTTCAACTGTTAACCAAGATGTTGGGCTCCAATTAAAAATATGTAAACCCGTTATGTAAGGTTCATCATGGTGTATGATATATTCACCTGGTATTAGGTTAACAGGTTTTACACCACCATCTCTAAAAAATATGTCAGAGATAGGATAATATTTAGATGCAATAATAGCCATAATTCATTAGTATTATCTACCAATCATATATCTTATCGGTATATCAAAGGTATGTGGGTTTTTAAGTATAATCGTTTCTATAAAGCAACGGTCAGCATCTTCAATGTCAGTAGCTCCTGATAAGAATAAGAAATCCCCAACGTTTCTCCATCTTGGCGTTGCAGGACCGTATACATTTGAAATTAATTCTCCATCGTATGCTATGTTAACTGGGGCGTCAAGCTGAATGTCTTTACCGTTCAAATATTCTATGTTAGCTCTAAAAGGAATACCATTATCAACTTTCATTAAACTATTAACACCAAAATGATATCCAATGTGGTCAGTTACTGCTGGATAATCCCATTCACAATTAACATTTGTAGCACCAACTGTAAGTATTACATTAGTATCAGGATTATTCACCTCATCGTATTCTCCACGATTAACGTATTGGAAAAACTTTTGATTAGATTTCATATCACCTGATGAATTTGCGCATCCGCAAGTTGTAACATCTACTTTATCATAATCGGGAAAAACTAAAATATACTTAACTCTTCCTTTAGGATATTTTGTGTAAGGCACAAGTAAAGTTCCTGGCGAAGGTAAGTCAACACCACTAGTATCAAATGTGAATACGTGGCGAAGTTTAATGTTTCTTGTAATTGATCGTACAGTTAATATACCTGTTGTCAATGATGTAGATGCATCAAAAGTGACTTTAGATTTGATTACAGTAGAATTACCATAGGCGGTAGTAAGAGCTGTTGGAAAGTCACTATAGTCGGGATCATTTATATCAATAGTAAATGATAAAGACTCTAAGAAATTTAGGTTTTCATCATATAATGAATATTCATGAGATGTTCCGTCATCAAAAATGTTTGGGTTAGCTGCAAGTAATGCGTCAAAGCTGAACTGCTCATTAAGAGGGCCGTATTCAGCAATATCATCAATGTTAAGTAAACGCTCCGTTCCTCCTTTAAGAGTTAATGTTCCTTCTGTGTGTTCAGCTATCGGAATATATAAATTATTAAGGTCTAAGGCAGCAAGTTTATTTACCCCTTTCACAACGCTTGCTAATTTACATTCAGAAATTCTGAATGCAAGTATTGACCAATCTGGAGGACAAACAATAGGTGGTTTAAGTGACATTATAGTATGTGATCTTTTTACGCATTAACTCCAGGACGAACCTGTGGATTAACTTTCTTTTTTGCTTTTGGTTCTGGCGTGTATTCTAAATCAAAGTAAGAGTTTAAATCAAACTTTTTTTTTCACTACCATTTATATTATCTATTTCCGAAGATTCTTGAAATTCTTTAAGAATCTCTTCTTGATTTACCGGAGCAATAGTTGGCGGTAATTTTTTAGTCTCTTTAACTGCTTCTTCCGGAGTTCCTGTTAAAACGTTTGCATCTTCTAAATGTGCAACAATTTCAGTTTCTTTTTCAGGTAAGGCATCAAGACCATTAATTTCTAAAGCATCTTCAATAAATGGAAGTTCTTCTTTATCTTCTAAACGATATTTAGAATTAGCAAGAGCCGTTGGTTCATCATCGGTATGATCTGCCGTTGGCAGTTTACCTTCTGCTTTTAAATCTTCAACGATTTGTGCAACTCTTTTTTGTTCAGCTTTTAAATCAGGTGCTTGCGTAGTTTCATGTAGTTGTTCATGTATGTTTACATCATCTTCAATCGCTGGACGAATGTAATCAACAAGAGACTTAATAAAACCTAAAGCAACAAGTGGTAAGATTGCACCACTTATAATAGAAAGGATTCTTTTTTGGTAAAGAGGATCTTCATCTACAAGTCCAAATAATTCTACCCAAGATTGGTAGTCTTGTAAATTTGTAAAGGCATAATATGTATTACCCATCATTTGCATACAAGTCAAAATAATGAATAAGCCCCAAACTAGAGACTTATTCATTTTATCTAATACTATAAGAGATGCAAGAGATGCAGCTGCTCCAATTTCAAAAGCAATCGCTAATGAAATAGAAAGCCATTGCGGATTCGATAAACTAAAGAAATCAATAACGTGAATAGTTGAAATAACACTCACAATTAGATACAAACTTACAAAAGTTGTAATTATGAATCCGTGTAGTAATTTATCTTTTTTCACTTTCAAGTTTAGTAATTTCAGCATCAATCGCTGTTTGGCGATTAACATCAAGGATCTTACGGTCAGTAGATTGGATCATACGTTTTTCAGCTTTTAATCCTTCTATTTGTAAATCCTTTTGAGATGCGCAAGAATCAAGTCTTGCCTCTATTTTGTCAAGTCTTTTGTTAATACTTTTAACATCACCTGAACCACATGTTCTCACAAAGATTGCTACCAATAAGATGATAGCAATCTGTTGAAAACGTTTATCGAGTAATTCGTTTATTTTATTCATTTTTATTCTGCTTCATTTTCTAATGCAATTTCAGCAATAAGTTGATCTTCATATTCTGATACTGCTCCTTGGTCAATAGCATTTTGTACTTGTCCTAAATCTCTTTCCAACTGATCTTTCTTTTCTTTATCTTGTTTAGCGCGAGATAAAGCATCTGTCACAGGTTTTAAGATTGTGTTAAAGTAATGCAATGCTGAACTTAATCCTACACCAGTTTCTTTTGATAAGAAATAGTAAATAGCCTCAAGAGCTAATGTAGATAACATGATTTCTTTACGTTTTCCAGTCTCAAGATCTTTGATGATAACATCAAGCTGCTTTCTTGTTTCAATGATTCCCATTGATTCTGAAAAATTCCATTTAGCATCGTTGGTAATAAAGTCATGTAAAGCTTTTGCTGTTGTAATCTGACCTTCTACAAGATACGTTTTTGTTTCTAATTCTGCGCGGAAATTATTTAATTTCTTTTCAAGATCCGCTGCAAGTTTTTGTCTTTGTTCTAATTTCCCGTCAATATCAACAGGTGCTTTCTCAATAGTAAGAGTTGCTTCTTTTGTCATGGTTTTTGTTTTTTCTTAATTTATATATCTTGGTGAATTTAGATTAGCGTTTTGCATAATTCTACAACCCAGTTAATTGCACTTGCGATATTCGAACGGAATATCAATATAAGTGTAAGATAGAAAGCATTTAAAAATACTTTCCAAACAGATAAGTATTTAAAGATAGGATAATACACAATAAGATAAGAGTCAGAGTCAGGAATCTTTTCACCGGATACTGCAACCACTTCACTTAATCCCATTGTGTCAATAAACTTATGGCAAGGAATCATTCGCTCACCAAGTTTAATGTCAAGCATTTGTTTATCATCACCTGCATCAGCTGGACTTGGATTAAACACGGTGTAGATTCGGCCAACCCAATCAACTCGTAAATTGAATCTTTCCCAATCCGGTGTACCGCGGTACTTACGAATAGCTAATCTAAGGACAGTGTAATTTTTTACATCCTGTAGAAAGTTTTTTAGATTTCTAAATCTGAATAGTTTCATATTATGATATTTCTTGATTGTATAATTTAACTAAATTAGGGTCTTTCTTTAAAAGACCAGCCCTAACAAGTTCACGAGCTTTACGGATACGAGTTCTAACAGTATTGTGTTTCCAACCAAGTTGGTCAGCAATTTCTTCATATTTCATTTTATCAATTTCACGAAGTGTTAAAACTGTTTTGTATAATTCTGGAAGATTACCAATTTCTTCAACTGCCATATCATATAGCAAATCAACTGGATGATCTTCATCAGATAAGAAAGCGTCAGACTCAGTAATAGGACCTTTAGCTTCCATGTTTATACCCATCTCTTGCATAGCATCGTATGAATATGTTTTCTTTTTACTTCTAAAAAATAGAAGAGCCTCATTTCGAGCAATACGATAAACCCAAGTACTGAAATTCCAATATGGATCATACTGGTGAATCTTTTGCCAAACTTTAGCAAATGCTGTTGCGATAACCTCGTTACGATCATCTTGATTAGGAACCAATTCTCTCAAGTAATATGAGATGCTTGGGCGAAGGCGATGATACACATTTGTAAAATCCCTTTCGGATCTTGACTCAAAAAATGCTAATCCCATTTCTTGAAGTGATTTCGGTTTAGTTGACATAGAAGGCTGTTGAGAATTTTTAGTTAGTGCCATAGAGACTGTTAGGTTAAGTTAGTTGATTAATTATTTTACAAATATAATAATTTTATTGTGAAATAAAAAACAATTAAGGATAAAGTTATTAACAACTTTAAGCAGGATAGAATTGCTTCCGTCCTGCTAGTTGTTTAAGATAAATTAGTTTGCTGGTTCAGCTTCAACTTTTTTAGCTTTTTTCTCAGCTTTAGGAGCAGCTGCTTCTGGTTCTCCTGAAATACCAACCTCTTGACCATCTGCATCAGTTACTTGTGTAACAATAGATGGTAATCTGTTAAATAATTCAGCAACCTCATTGTATGAAAATTCTCCAAGGAATTGTACAAGTTGGTTTAACTCAGTTTCAGAATATTGAAAACCTTCACGGTTAATCAAATTCATAAATGGAAATACCTGAGTAAATTTTTTAGTGTTTAGAATGTCTGTTACTCTTTGTTTAAACTCAGGAGTTACTACGTAGTTTTGCATATGTCTATTTTATTTATAGTTTATATATCATTGTGGTTCATTAGTTCTTGAAATCTGAAAAAAGTTTAGACAAAAATCTAAATTTATCAGTCATGCGATAATCCATTGCTAAATCCCAATCTTCACTTTTAATATAGTCAGCAAAGTCAGCATCATCAGTTTTCATACGACGATTAACTTCTTTAGGATCATCTCCTCTTTGTATAGATCTGTCTAAACGAACTTTATCAGGAGTGTGCATAAAAATAACAACCAAGTTTTCTCTACCTACTGCATGTATAAGTTTTTCCAGCCCTCTTGGTGTTAATACTAAAAGATCACAATGTTCATAATCAATTCTTGTTAAACCATAATACCAATCATTAAATTCATCCCACTCAATAAATTGATCAGTATCAATCATCATTTCAAAATTTGCACGTGGTATGAAATTATAACTAACACCATTAATTTCATTATGGCGCATGGGTCTTGATGTGGTTGATATGCCAGGACGACAGCCGGTTTTTTCTAACATTGCCGCCAGTTCAGTTTTACCTGAACAAGATTTTCCAATAAGGACTATTTTCTTTTCCATAAAGTAGACATAAACGTAAGGTAAATTACCAGAGTTTCTAAAAAGTTAAATGGAGTGTAATTAAACTTGGTTAAGATTAACCATAGTGTGCCATAAATGGCTAAGAATTTTGCAACAAATAATAACAAGAAAGCAAAATGATTAGGTCTTTCAGATCCATCATTTATTTTTTCGTCGGCTATTTTTTGTCTTAATAGATTTGTTTTCTCAAAGTCAATCATATAAGGATATTTTTGTAGATTATATTCTACAGGTTAAATAAAGTTCTTTACAGATATATAGAGGACATTTGCGGACATACAAAAAAATGTATGATAATTACCATACATTAATTTCTATAATAGATTAGAAGTTCTTAATTTTCCTCTTGTTCATCAGGCGTTTGACCGTTGCTATCAGGAAGTTCTTTGTTAGAACTTGCAATTCTTGGTTTAAAGAATGACTTCTGATTATCAAATGCTTTCTTAAACATATAAAACCCAGTGTCGCCTGGCGCAGGCTGAACTAAATATTTTGGTGCTTTATATTCTGCAGTCTCTGCTTCAAATGTAGCAAAGTCAGGTGTATTATTTATCTTCTTTGACATTAGTCTTCCCTTCTTTTGATGTAGTTAAAGCAATAGTCTTAGCATGCTCTAAGTCTTGTTTCTTTTTGATTAAATCATTTCTTTCAATTTCTATCTTGATAAGTCTTGCTTCAATTTCTAAAATTTGTGATTGGAATGATTCTTTATTACGAACAGCTTCTTTGCGAGCTTTTTCAACATCAGCAAGCTGAGCAATTAAAGCTGCATTTGCCGAAGGCTCAGCAGCAGTTTTAATTTCTTCTGCGTCTTCTTTAACCGCAGCATCATATTTCTTTGCTTCCCAATCAGAGAATCTCATATATGTTCTTTCCATATTCTATATATTCTTCAGTTTACTTTTGTAATTTACCATTTCTTACCATTTATGTAAAGGTTCGTTACTTCTAGACGAGCAATAACACCTCCACCAAGATTATTAGACTGAGAAGCTGGTGGCGGAGCCGCAGCTGCAGCAGCTTGTGCTGCGCCAAAAGTAGATTGCTTAGCCTTCTCAGCTGGTTTAGCAGCAGCGCCTTTTCCGTCAGCAGTGGTAGCCCCACCACTTGGTGTAGTTTTCTGTGAATTGTTTAAGTCTGCCTGAGCTTGTGCTTGTTCTTTAAGCGCTTTTGTGACCGATGATAATTTTCCTGCGTCCACACTTGCTATAGTTTTTAATGAATCAGCGTATGTCTTTAAGTTGGTAGCGTCATCTTTTCCAAATGCGTCCCATACTTTAACAAAGGCACCCATATCTTTTGTAAACTGGCCAAACGTTTTAGTGAACTTTTCAAAAGGTGTGGTAATCTTTGTCATACCTTCTGTAATTGATGCAAACTTTTTATACAAAGTAAGTTTATTATTGTCCATTTTATTAAAAGAAATACCTATTAATGTTAATGAAGTAGCAAACCCACTTATTACACCGTAAATGTTTGTTCCTGACTTACTAGACTCCTCAATGTTCTTTGTAATTTCAAGATAAGATTTAGAAACATCAAGTATATCTTTTGATGCAGAAGACATCTTTGGCATAAACTCGATAGCAGTATCAATTTCATCTTCCCATTTGTCAATGTATATACCTAAGTTAGCAAATAATTCTGGAAATGCCCATAGCAATTTCTTTACATTTTTAATTGCCATCGGAACCGCGTCAGCAAAAGTTATTACACCTTTAGGAACAATTTTTGCATCTTTAGTCCCAGGGTTAATTACTTCATTAATAGTTGCTTGTCCACCTGCAAGTTTAATAATCATATCAGCCATTTTAGCAATAGGATCAACTATCTTACCAGTTGCAGTTATACCAGCCTCAAGCGCGCTATCAGTAAACCATGAACTACCATCTTTATAAGCTCTACCAAAATCAGTAAGTGGTTTTGTTAATGTTTCAAGAATAAGTCCAACATTCACAGCTGCTAATACAAAGTCACCGACGTTTAATTTACGAACCGCTTTAGGAACAAGCTTACCATCAACAACCTCGTTTTCCACAATGTCGAGACTTGCCATATCAAAAACACCTTTTGCAATAGATGCGATTGCATTTCCTACCTTTCCTGCAGCTTCTATTCCTTTAGTAACATACCCATCTCCCCACAGTCGCCCTTCACCATTTGCAGCTTCTTTTCCAAATGTTGAAAGAGGTGTTACCAATGTGTCTAAAATTAATGCGGTATTTAATGCTGCTAGTATAAAATCACCAGGAGTTAATTTACGAACTGCTTTAGGAACAAGTTTGCCTTCTCTAACTTCATAATCAACAACATTAAGCTGAGCCATGTCAGCAACACCTTTAGCTATACTAGAGATAACATTTCCGATGCCTGCTGCTGCTTTAATACCTTTTGCCATGTAACCGGCTCCAATGGTAAAAGGACCAAACCCGGTTTCACCCATTGTTGACCACATACCAAAGTTTGTAAGTGGCATTGCAAGCGCATTAAGTATCATTGCGGTATTTGGACCAACCGCTTGTATTTCAGCATCAGTTAATTTAACTACTCTTTTAGGTACAAGTTTTTTAGCATCTTTATCATATTCCATTTCTGTGAATGATAAAGTTGCCATTGCTTTTACACCAGCGGCTAAAGAAACAAGAGCATTACCCATTGACGAAATCATTGGGATTGCTGCCATTGCTTTAAGTATACCTTTTATGCCTAATCCATCAAGTGCGTGTGCAAATCCTTGGACAGTACTGCTTAAAGCATTTTTTAAAGCCTCACCATCAGATTCTTGCCAGTCAATTGTTTTAAATTTTGACAATGCATATGTAAGTGGTAAAAGAGCAAGTGACGCAGGTATAAGAACCGCGGCGCCAATAGCAGCGGGTACTGCAACTAATCCAAATTTTGCAAGTGCAAAACCTATCTCAGCAATAGCATATCCAAGGTTTTCAGTTTTTTCTTTTGTAAAATCAGCTTTTGATAATAACCAAAGTGCACCAGCAAAAACTACAAGTGACGCAGCTAATGATATAAGTACACCTGCACCCAATTCAACAAATGCTGCTACAACAGGAATACCTAAAGCAGCCGCGGCTAATCCTAAACCAACTATAGCTGCACCCATTAGAGCAAGTTTAAGGCCAAGTGTAACGGGGTCATCTTTAACAAGACTACCCACTATTGCAACACCAACAGCAAAGCCTATCATAGGTGGAATTAATAAATCTAAAACTACTGATCCTTTCTTAATATCTTTATCAAATTTACCAAGTCCATAAGCTGCAAGACCAATAACTGTCATAGCGGCAGCAAGTGAAACCGATCCCTTTAAAATCTGTTGCCATACTAAACCAGCAATAGCCATAACTACCCCAAAAAATGCCAGAGGTTTAGCCATACTGCCTAGCGTTTTAACACCTTTATTAATCTGTATTGATTTCTTTCCTACCTCATTCATTACTATTGAAACAAATCCAATAGCAAGTCCTAATACAAGTGCTCCCATAGCTATGTATTGGGCAGCAAAGCCAGCAGCTACCATAACTATTCCAAAGAATAGCATAGGTTTAACTATATTAGTTAAAGCCTTGGCTCCTCTATTAATCATTACTGATTTTTTACCCATATCGCTTATAGCCCACGTAATAGCTTTTATGGCTAATATGAAAACTAATGTACCTAATGCAAATAGTGGAGCAACTAATGCAATACCAACCATTGTTAAAGCAAAGATAGCAATGTATCTGCCAAGTTTCATTAAAGTGGAAAGTGCGGTTGCACCTCTTCCAGCAAATCTATTTGCAGTGTTTAATGCTGATAAGATTCCTTTGATTGCTAGTATGAATACTAATGTACCAAATGCAAATAGCGGAGCAACTAACGCAATACCTACCATTGTTAATGCAAAGAGTGCAATACCTCTGCCTATGCCCATTAATGTAGCTAATGCAGTTGCGCCTCTACCAGCCGCTGCATTAGCTGTTTTTAAAGCGTTAAGTATTCCTTTAATTGCCAGGATAAAGACAATTGTTCCAAGTGCTACTGCGGGGGCTAATAATGCAACGGCTGTCATTCCTAATGCAAATGAAAATATGCTTTTAGACATTTTTGTCATTGCATCAATTAGTTCAATGCCGTTAACATCTTTAATATTGTTGGCGGCATCTCTAAGTCCTTCGGAAAAGTTTACTAAGAAGTCTTTAACTTTTACACCTGCTTTAGAACTAAGAACATTAGTTGCAACAATTAATTTTGCTATTGAGGTAGCCATACCACCAATTGCCATTGCTTCTTTAGCAGAATCAATAGCCGGTCCTTTAGTAGGACCTTCCTTAGACTTAGTGGTTTTACCTTCAGCGCCACCTTTCTTACTATTAGTGGGATTAAGATAACTCTCAATCTTTGTAGTTAATTGAACTAACGCTTTTAGGCTGGTATTTGCCTCAGTGGCTACTGACATCTATGGTCTGGGGTCTTTTTGTATATATCATATCATCTAAAACTTAAAGTTTGGCATAGACGGCATGTTAAAGTTTGGTATAGATGGCATCTTAGGCATACTATTACTTGCAGCAGACATTAGTGAACTTGCAGATTCACCTTGCGATTCTTCCTCTTTCTTACGTCTACCTTCTTCTTCTTCATTGAAGTTTTTCAAATTCTCCATAAGAATTTCAGCTCGGTAAAATTCCAGCCTATCTAATTCAGAAGGCTGGAGTTTTAATACTTTTAATAAAATGAACTCAGCCTCAAACCAGTTCGTCAAAGATATCTGAAATAAGGAAAATAGATTTGATTCCTCCTTGAAAGTTTAAGGGCGCTTTCCCTTCCCCTCCTCCGGACGTTTGATATCTGATACCAGGATTAATTGAATCTGATAACATTTCTACAAGTTTGTCCATTACAGAGATTTTCTGTAAACTCCAAGTAAAAGATTCTTGAACTGCTCTATCATATGAAGTTTGGTTTAATACTTTCCAATCACTAAATGAAAACGGAGCATACTTAATAAATGTTTTATCAAATGTTTGTCCTGCTTGTTGTTTTTGTTTAATGAAGTTTTTGATGAATGACATAATACCAAGAGATGGCAAATAGATTTTGAAGTTCTCACCATTTTTCATTTGAATGTGAAAAGATTGATCTTCAGCATTGTAATACTTCATGATTCTTTCATCAGGATTAAAATAATCCAATGAATCTTTAGTTACTTCAATTTTTTGGTCTGCGCCATCTTCATCAGATACACTTACAAATAAACGGTTCTCGCCATTCTTAAATGTATAATCACGCACTGCAAAGATTAGGTAAAAACGGTCAATTTCTAAAAGATCTTTATAAGTACCAGGTTTTCCAGGCACTTTAATTCTAACACATTTTTCCATGATAAAGTTAAGCATATCATCTACACCTAATAAGTCATTATCATCGATTGTTGACCAGTGACGGATTTCTGAAACTGTTGCTGCTCTTAAAGCAACTTGTGTTCCAGCTCTGTAAAACATACCTTGTGAAGGTAGAGATTCCATTGGCATATTCTTCCAGCCAATTTCTGCTGCTAACACTTCATCATCTTCATATTCTACAAATTTCTGTGCTTTACCAATAATAGCCGGTTTAGCTTCTTCGGTAATAGCTTGTTCTTCTTGTTGAACTAAAAGAGCCGCTTCTTTTTCAAGTAGATCTTTTACATTCTCTGTTTCTTGTGACATATATTCTATATTATTTAGATTTAGTTTATATATCACAGGTATGTAATGGTTCTTAAATTTAGGCACAAAAAAAGAGGGAACTTGCGAACCCTCTTATTATTAAGTTTAAATTTCTTAAAGAATTGTTTCTTCCCAGTAATCTGCAGTAAGTGAAAATCCTGTGATTTTGTAGATTCCATTATCCACAAAGTCAGATCCCATTGCAGGAAGCGGTGTTTTAGGAAATACCACAGGACATTTAACTTGACGGAAGATATCCCCCGCTTTGTTAAAATAATTGATGATCATTGGACCACCTGTGTAATCTTTCTTAAGTCCCATCTTACCAGTTAGCGGATCGTATATAAGGTCACACCATTTACGAAGTGCTTTATACACATAAGCTGAGTTGCTGTCATCTAAGTTAACCTCAAAATCTAATTTGATTTCAAGAACTGCGTCAGTAACCATACCACCAGCAAAAGTTCTAGTTGCTGATTTGTATGTTTGCTTTACTTGTTCTGGTAATCTGTTAGTTTCAATTCCTTCAACTTTTGTACAGTTTTCCATTACCAGTGTCCAACCAGTAACGGCTGCAGGCGGAGTTAGAAGAACCTCGAACTGTGCGTTGTACAACGGTTCGAATTTTTGCATTGCCGCCTGGGAGTTTCTATAATGTGGAAGTCCTGCCATTTTTATCTTTTATTTATTTTTGCTAATTCTATTGTTAATCCTTAGGCTGCTGTAAAACCTCCAGAAGAGATTGTTCCAGTTTTAAGTATTGTCATACGGTTAATAAATTTCTGGATTCCACGAGCAGGCTCAATAGCAACATCGATTATACCGAAGTTTTGGTCGATAATTGCTGGCGTATTATTCGTATCATCCATGATAACAGCGTAATTGTATACACCTCCAGCATTTCTTACAGTGTCAAGATAAGTCTCTACGATAGAACGAATTTCTAAACGTGTTGAAGCATCATTAAACTCAAATAAGTATTGTTGTAAGATTTCTTCAATCGCTTCTTCAATCGTAATAAGTAAATCTCTAACGTGTAAGTTATTAAATGCGGATAGCGTGCGTTGGTAAGCTGTTTGGTTTGCGAATATCATCGGACCAACATTTTTAACTGTAACGATTGGGTTAATACCTTTTGGTTCAAGATTCTCTCTATCAGAAAGTAAGTAATCGTATTCCATTCTAACAAATTTCGGATTAGAGATTACACCACGGCGTGGACCAGCAACGATTGCAAATGGTTCACCGTTAATGAATTTTCTTACGAAATTGTTTGATACGTCTGCAGCTGGCGGAACGCTGATCTCTTTGTTGTTCTCACGGATAATAACGTTAGGTGAGAATACACCAATGAATTTAGCTCCTTGACCTTCATCAGGTAACCCCCAGATATACGATGGTCCTAATGAAAGGTTACCTCCATCAGCAATATACGTAGTGTTAAGAACTGGTTTTGGATTTCCAGCAGCCGGGTCAGGCAAGTCTGTAAATCTTGGGTCAGTACTGTTTTGGAACTGAGCACATGATGGCGCATTAAGAAGAGCTAAACATTTTTGACGATTCATAGCTAATCTACTTAATACTTGTTTTGGACCCATGTTAGGCTCAAGACCACCGTTAAATGTATCAACGATATAACGGAAAGCAATTACATCTTTATCTGCAAGTGTTACTGCAAGATTTGTATTCTCAAGAACTCCGTATATTTTTTCTAATTGAGTAGGAGTACCAGGTAAGTGGTAATCAGTCAATGTAAATCCTGAAAGCCTTGTAAATTGGTAACGATCACAGAATTTTTGGATTGGCGCAAACTTAGTAATTTTTGATGTACCTGATGTAATATCAACAAGAGGAGTATCAAGAACTGTATATTCGAAGAATGGTAATCCAGTAGCTGGATCAAGTTTCTTAACCTTAGCAGTTACTCTAATAAGAATAGGATTAGCAACATTGTTGTTTACAACGTAATCACCAATTTCTAAGCTAGCAGCATTTGTTGGAGTTAATTTGAATTTTTTACCACCACCGTAAAGTCCTGGCGCTTCAATCGCAATTTGTTCACTAAGGTTTTTCGCAAGAGATGAATAGATTGCAATATCATTAGTTGCATTAGATCCATCAGTATAAACTATAGAACCATCGTATGTAAGGTTAACATCAGCAAATGTGTTATCAGCTTTGTTTAATAATGTGTTTGCTGTGTATTGCTCAACTTTTGCTCCAGATAAACCATATGCAATTTTAGTATAAGTATCTTTATCAGCGTTCCAAGAATTTGTTACATTCAAGTAATTGTATTGTGAAGAACCAGAACCATATTTAATACGGTCACCGTCAATCACAAGGCTACCTGCAATGTTTTTAGCAAGTTTGTTACCTGGATAAGATTCGTAAACAGCAAGTGATGCAATAGAATTTCCTGTAGAAGGAGCAGAACCATTGTATGTATTAGTTGGTACGTTTGTTGCTGTATTATTAACTTCAACATAAAATTGTTGACCGCCTGGTAATGTAACTTTAATAAGATCACCTGAAACAGTTGGTGCAGTATCAAAAGGATTTTCATTAGCCGTTGCAGTACCTACAATACGAACAGATTTGAAATCACCAGAAGTGTTATCAATATCATATGCAGCTAATACACCAGTTTCATCAACGATATGCCAATCATCAGAACCTGTATTAATATCAATACCTTGAGTTACATTATAAAGAGTTACTTTATTTTTGTCATCTTTAGTTTCAGTTTGACCTAAACCTGCAATTTTTGAGTAAACAGTATTTACAGAAGCAATGTAACCAAAATCATTATTACCGTTGATATCAAGATCTGGTATTAAGTTTATAGCAACAGGCTCATGTGTATCAAACATTGTTACTGTAATATCTCCAGGTTGTAAGTAAGATGCAAATTCATCAAACGGGAATCCTGCAGTACAGTATTTACTTTGATAGAATGGAGCGCCATTAGTTAAACCTGTTGTTTTAAATGTAACAGTCATGACACCACCTAGTTGTGATACAGTGTCAACTTCAAAATACTTAGCATATCCTGGAGCTTGGATTAATACGATATCATCTTGTGTAAGTGATGGACCTGTAGAAATACCGGTTACTGTTACTGTTCCATTTGATGCAGGAGCACCTCCTAAAGATGCAGAAGGAAGGGTAAGTACATCATTTAAAGTGTAACCTTCACCACCTTGCGCAATAGTTACAACAGCAGCACCCTGGTTATTATATGTTACATTAAATATTGCACTGTAACCAGTTCCTCCAGTTGCGGCAATATTTGTGTATGTAACTGGTAAGAAACCTGTAGTTGCAATTGGAATAAGAGTAATATCATTAGCTCCTGATACTCCACCAATTAAAGCACCGTCAATAGTTAATGTATCACCTGGGCGATATTGTGATCCAACAGAAGTTAATAGAGCTGGTAAAGCAATACCATAAACATTCAGTGAACTAACAGTAACAGTTAATGTAGCACCTGTACCATTAACCGATGTTGTTGTTGTGGCAACACCAGCATATGTAGCTCCTACAATAAGTGAAACATCAATAGTTACGTTTTGACCAGATAGACCTCCAAGAAGAGTGCCATCAATAGTAATAGTATCACCAATGAAGTAACCATTACCACCCGCATTAACAGTTACACCGCCAATTGCTTGAACATTACCAGAACCGTCAGTAATTACATCCACAGTTAAACCAGTACCACCACCCGTTGTTGCAATAGCGGTAAATGTTGTAGACGGTGTATAAGCACCACCCGTTTGTCCTAATGTACCATCATCAAACTGAAAAGCAGGTCGCCCAATAGTTGGAGGAGTCCAAGTATTACCAATAGCAGTAATTGCTTGCCCTTTTGCCGTTGTTTGTGTTAGTGTAGAAATAGTTGTGATTGTATCACCAGTATTTGCTGGCTCTATTACTTCAATAGTATTTGCTAGAGTCGGAACAGTAGCAGCAACAGTTTTCATAATGTAATTTGATTCTGGACCATCTGCTAAAAGAACACCTGAATTTTCATAAGCAGCATCAACGTGAAGAGGAGTGCTTAATTGTAACTCAAGTGATGAACCAGTGTCAATGATATTGTCAATTTTAACAAAGTCATTAGGTAAAGAACTATCGTTAATAGTATCAGTACCAAAAGTTTTAATTAATGAATTTGTTGTAAGAGCAGCTGATAAAGCATCATATTGTGCAACTGTAAAAGTTGTATCAGACGGGTACGGCTTAGGAATAACTAATACGTTATTAAATAAACCTTTATCACCGCCGAAAGGATATGACTTAACATATACGATTGGTGATAATGAAACGTCAGTTACTTGAAGCGTTGGATCAAATCCAAAATTAACTGTATTTTTTAAACCTGTGAAAGTTAAAAGAGTTTTAATTGGTGTATTGTATGATAAGAAGTCAATCACGTCATCAGTTGTGTTAATTAAGCTGTTTCCAACCATGTCAACTTTATATACTGAATTATCGTAATCATCAAAAGCTTCTTTATTCAAGTTACAGAATACTCCTGTTAATGCAACTGCTGAATTAAGGATAACATCAATAGATTGGTTAGAACCGTTGTTATCAATAAAGTCAGGTATGATAGTTCCTGTAAAAGATCCAGTCATTGTTACACCGTCAAGGCTTAAGAACTCAAAGAAGTTGCTTGATTTGATACCTCTTAAGTCAAAGTATTTAGAATACGTTGGATCTTGAGAAAGTAATTGTAAATTTGTCCAGTCTCCTTTCACAACATAAACGTCAACGAAATAATCTGAAAGATAATCGTTAGGTTGGATGTATGAAGGAACGTTTCCTCTTCCATAGTAATCATCAGCTGTTATATTGTATAACGATGCATTGTCTGATTTACGAACGATGATTGATTGTACTTCTTGTCCAAGATTAACGAAGTTAAACAAACGGCCACGGTTGGCAGGCTTGCTGTCTACTGTTGCTTGTAAGTATGCTTCATCTGGGAACCAGAAGCGTTCTTTGTTGTAAAAAGATGAAAGAAGCGCTCTTGTTAAGTTACCGTTTGATTCGTTTGCTGCAATAGCAAAAGAACGATAGTCAACAGCGTCTCCACCTTCGTTTACCGGGATGTTATTCAACGGTAGAAGATTTAATCCGAATACCGGTGCTGTCTGTAAACAAGTTTCGATTGCTCTGTGGAAAAAAGAACCTCTTTTCTCAAGGAAGGAGTCAACTTCACCAAATACTTTACGAGATGTTGCTACATCACGTAAAAATACTGGAGCGTTAAACGGTCCTTTACGAGAGAAACCTACTACAAGACGGATAGTCTGTGTAGTCACAACGATTCTTTCTGATGCGTCAAACTCTATTGTGTAGACACCAGATGCCTTAAATCTATTAAGATCAAGTGTGATTTTGGCCATTCTGCTTATTAGTTATTTTTCTTTGATTGTTATTATTATTCAATCCGTAGTATATATCTTAGTAAAACTATCAATTTTTAAAAGATATTACCGCATTCTGTAGTTGTGCGACATTGCGTCTTTTGGTAAAACATAAGGTGTTGGAGATTCAAAAGACTTAATAGTTTTAAACGCGGATAAGAAATCGTCTTCACCTTTATTATTTTGAGACATTGCCTTTTCTACAGCTAGTTTATATATTTCAGATGTATTATCATATTTATCCTCAACCATCTCAAAATAATCTGTAGTATCAAATAGAGATACAAGATTAACGCAAGTCATTGCTACATCATCATGAGCAAGTTGAGATTCATATCTTCCTGACGATGAAATACCGAAAGAACTTAATTCATCAAAGGTTCTCTTTTCATTTATTGTGATTTTCTTAGATTTAACTAGGTTGCGTAATTCACGACAGAATGTTTCACGGTTATCTTTTAACATTTTAACACCCATCTTTAAACTAGTGTTTGCCATTGAATGTCTTGTGTATAAAAATATCTCCGGAAAAAACTCTGTATTTTTAGATAACTTTTCAAATATGATGTTACCTTTAAAGTTAATCTCTAATACTATTTTACAATTTTCAGGTTCAAATAATTCAAACACTAATAGTTCTAAGACTTTTGCAAGTTCCTCAACAGATTGCATATTAGAACGGAACACACCTACTTGATTAAGTCTAAAGAAACTTGTTTCATCATCCCAGTCTCGTGTTTTTCTAACAGATGCAATAGATTGCGGAACTAGATTAAAAATGTTAATCACTGAAAAGTCACGACCTACACCATCACCTACGTCAACTGCAAACACATATTTGTCTTTTCCATTCCAAGCATCACCTGGATCAAAAGCCGGTAACCATTTTAAGTTATTATTATAGTCAGGATAATCCAAGAAAGGATCTGTCTCTTTACAAACAAACTCTTTAGAAACTCTTTTCATTAACATTAATGTATGGCTATCAAAAAGTAATCTTGATGACGCTAAGAATTGATTACCGTATTCCTGATTAAATAATTCCTCAGAACCAAGGTTACCAATTTCTCGAGCTTTCCAATCTTCATCACGGCCAGGTACTTGCCACCAATCAACTCGAATTGGGAAGTAACTATTTTTCCTTTCAATCGCACCTTGATAAATTTCATAAAATAAGTTCATGCCATTTGGCGTAGAACATATAATAATTCTTGAAATTTGAGATGATGCAAGTGTAGGGTAAATAGAACGATAGAATGGTAATAAGAAGTTTGAATGAATGTGCGCAAACTCATCGGCAAATAATAAGTGAATGGTAAAACCGATAGCTGCTGTTTTTGTTGTTGCTTGTGAGAATAGACGGCAACCATTATCAAACCTCATACCTGTTACACCACCTGCAGTAATACCAGGTTTCATAAAGAATGGCAAATTCTTAAGAACAGTTTTAATCTTATCAACAATTTCAGAAGTAGTAGCTAATTTATTTGCAACTACCATGATATTTCTATCAGAGTGAAAACATAAATACCATGCAATGAAAATCGATGATGTTACAGTTTTACCAATCTGACGAGATGCAAGCATTACCACAAAACGATTATCCTGGAATGCCGCAAGCATATCTTCCTGATATGGTCTTAAACTAATTTGACGAATACCTTCATCCGTCATAGAGTAACAGTACTTGTTACCAAAGTAAACTACGTCATTAGCACATCTTGCTAATTCCTCAAGCTCTTCTCTTGTATATTCATATACAAGTTCAGGCGCTTTCATATCAATCTTGCCGTCAAAAAATGGTGAATAATCCGCAGTTAAACCGCGTTCAATTCTATCAACCTCTTCAGCAATTTTCTTGCTATTCCAAATCTTACCTCTATTCGACATTTGTTATGTTGTTGTCATTTGGTGTTGATCCTGCTCTACGCTCTGGTATTGCATCGCGAAGAGTTTCAATAAGAGCTTTACCACCTCTCATTTGATAAGTTCCTGGTGTTGTTTCAATTTCAGCGTCTTGGTCAATTAATAGTGGTTCATCACTCATCTTAACTCTATAATCTTCTTTCAGATTCTTGTAGTTATTTTCCATGATTACCATGAATTGCGCAAGATGCTTAACAATTTCCATTTTAGATCTTTGCAGTGAAGCAAGAACCTCAAATGTACGTGGGTGTAAATTACCTCCGTCAATTTCTTCAAGTAATTTAATGATTGCATGTTCTGCGGTTTTCATTTGGAAAAGCAAATTTGAAACTGTGATTTTATCAACCACACTTTTTTGCTTTACATACGGAATACTTGAAATGATTTCAGGGTTTAAATAAAACTCTGCGATAGAATTAACAATCGTTTCGGAATTGCTATCAGAATATGTTTTTACTCTTTCGTAATCCATAAAGTTACCTTCACGTGCAGGTAACATACTCTTTGCGTCTTCAATACTTAATTGAATATCTTCAATTCCCGAGGATAACATTTTTTCCAGTTCATCGCGAAGTTCCATTTCTCGCTTTTTGTCTTCTGGTATTTTTCTCATATTACTTAGTTTTGCCAATCCACGGAAGTCTTAAACGTGGTATTGCGTTGTCAATGATAATTCCAAATTGTGCATCTTGAACAATAGTTTCATTTAATATGATAGACTGTTTATCTAAATCCGTTTCCGTTTTATCATATAAACGTAAATTAGTTAATGCAAGATTACTTCCAACTAACTTATACTTAGAATTTAAACTTCTATCTATTGCATCAAATGGCATGCTTGTATTACTGTATATATTCTCAAGATCTGTTGTAAGTTCAGGCTGTGGAGTTTCTTCGTTCCACTTTCTAACCCAAAGGTCAATCGTTAACTGTCTATAAAAGTTTGACATATTTACAAATATTGCATACCAATAATTTTCTACAAGATTTGCATTAAGAATGTTAAGGTATTCTTTTTGTGAATCTTTAAAAATTATGTATCGGCTTGCATAAATTGAAATTTTCCAACCTGCTCCATTTGAATATCCGTTAAATAAAATTTGTTCATTAGTTGCTTCTGCAATGTAACCAGTGTTAGAAAATGAAGATGCCCAATTTGAGTAATAAGTACTTAAGTACTGAATGATTTCATTTTTAACATTAAGCGTGTATACATAACCCGCAGTTACTGCAGTCACTGACGCAATTTCACCATAAAGTGCTAATCCGTTGTAGTGGCTTATTTTTATGTAAGAACCAACTGCATAATTTCTTTTAGCCGCAATCGTATACGTTAAAGGAGTTGTCAGTGGTCCAGCAGATCCTAATGTAAGATAACCTTTAACATTATCTTTAGGAAATGGTATAGTAAGTTTTAGTTCTTTAAACCACATGCATAATGATCTATCAACGGTAGCTGGGAAATCCACATTAGCGCGATATTCAACGGCAGTTGGTTGAACTGTTAAATTGGAATCATAAAGAGATCGTAGATCATATTGTGATTCTGAAAGTATGTTTGTATAATTTGGTAATTTCAATTGTGATATGATAAGTTTATCATTAATCTGTAAACGAGTTGGATCATAATCAACAGAACCAATCTTCGGATCAAATTGTTGAGGATCTGTTATCTGAATTGCTTCAAGTCTAACTTCTTCTCCAAATCTTTCTTCACTATCCCAAGTAAGTTCGTCAAATTGCTCACGTAAATCTTGTGGCTCATAACGGTTAGCTTTAGGTGCATATTTTTTCAACGATATCTTCCAATAGATTTCCTTTTGCATTAAATCTTTGTAAAGATATGAAGTGTCTATTTCATATATCCTATTTGTTAATGAAAAGTATATGATGTCTCGTTTTTGAGGCCCTGTTCCTATACCAAAGATTTCTTCGTAGTAATCTTTAACGATTTGAATTTCAAACGGCATCTCAAAGTCAAGACCCATCGGATTAAACAGAATCTTATTATCAGGAAACTCATTCTTAGGTACAATAACTTTAATACACTTAGGATCATCAACATCGTATAAAGTCCATTCATGTAATGTTACATCTTTACCAATTGCCATCGGAACAGCTCTTGCATATAAAACATCATGCCCAAATAATTGATTAATACCGTATGATAGTTGTTTGTATAATGCAACTGCAGGATTAACTGCATAGGGTTTAAAAGTAAAGTTAGCAATCTTTGTTAAGTTACTAATGTTTCCTCTTTCAGAAACTGTAAACATTGGAACGAATCCTAAGTAAGGATCTTTAGCATCGGCTGATTGAATACAGTTAACTTCTATACTATTAATTGTAGCAGGTCCGCCACTAATTAATGTTATACGGAAATCAACGAATAATGTATCGTCAGGATTTAAGATTATGGATTGTAAGTTTTGTGTAGTCAGTTCTATCCAAGATGCACGAACTCTGTTTGATACGCCCCAACGAAATTCTTTTTTAAGTACAGCCACTCCAGTGATGTCATCGCACCAGCCTGTAAGTTGTGTAACGTAATGAAAGGGCTTATCCTGAGTGATTTTTACAAAGTCTCCGGGATTAGATAAAATTGCCAGCATCCTGAATGTATTTTATGTATATATTCATGGATGCTGGCAAGTATTATTGTGTTATGAGTGCTTCATACTGTTTTACTTCTGAAATGAATTCTTCACCAAGAATTTTTACCGAAGTGTCAAAATCACGGCGGGACATTTGAAACTTATCACAATACCATTTTACAGTTTCATCTGTAAACTCTGCTTTTGCTTTTTTGTCCTCTTTAACCTTTTTTGTTTTGACGTACATCCACGAAGGCGTGCGGCTATACATTTTACTCCAGTTATCCTGCCAATATGAAACAGTCTGCCCTGGGTTAATTCTTAAATGATTAAAGTAAGCTGCTTGCACCGGAAACTTAATTGATGCAAAACGATTAATCATAAAGAAATGCTTTGCTCGTTCATGCATAGGAATCTTTTTAAATTCCTGTTGTTTGAACATTGTATTAATAAATTCGAATAAATCCATTGAGTAGATGTTTATTAGATGACCCTAGAGGCATTGTTATTTATTGATTATATTTGCTACTGTTAGGATAGTTTTAATCTTTTAGAATTACATTCCAAAATCTTTGAAGATATCAGCCTCAACCACAATCTTAGGTCCATTCACATAGTTGGTTCCAGATAGTAAATGAGTCATATCATAATTAGCTGCAGGCAACGAATCATTTTTATGTTTCTCAAATGAGATCTTGAAATTATCTTGTATGTCTTGTGGAATAACTCTGCCGTCAAGATAAACTAGAGTTATGTTACGCTCAAGACGAGATTTAATAACATCCGCGGCAACAGTCTGTTTACAAGTTGAAGCAATTCCGTTAGCAACTTCCATAGCTCTTTCAGGTAAATGATAGATGTCATCAATGAATTTAGTACGGTTTACGATTTCATAAATACGTTCTGCTTTGGCCGGGGTAACTCTAAATGTTTTACCTTTTGCGTCCCATGTCCAAACAGGTGGCACTGCATCACCAGCGTCTCCAGTAATTACTTTACAGAAAATCATAAATGCTGGATCTATTTCTTCAACAGGAATAGCGTGCATAGCATCTGCAATTAAATCCTTATTACTTCCCATATAAGTAGAAGCATCGAATAAATCATAGCTTTCGGTTTTAAGCCATTCCTTAAATCCAATAGGAGCAACGATCTTACGATTTTTAGAATTTGGATTAAAGCATACGACAAAGTTTTTCTCGTTCATGCGAACACATTGTGTTAAGTCACCGTCACCGGTAATGATAACACTGTCTTGTCCTTGTTGAAATAAATGATTTGCCCATAAATACATAAGATCATCGCCTTCGGCGCGATCTTCACGAGAAACGATAAATCCTTTTTTGGTTAGGATCTCACCAAACTCATTCATCATTTTATAAAACTGGTCCCAGTTAATTTTAGATTCATCCTTGGTACGAGTACCTTTATATGCGCCGTCTTCAATCAGAACCTCCTTTCTCCAGGATCTTGCGTCAATTGTAAAGATTATTTTGTCAGGACTTCCGAAGTTACGGATAGCGTGTGACATGTCAGTTGCGATTTTACGCATGAACATATCTTGATCTTTTTTATCATCAAGTAGCCTTTTGCCATTTGAATAACCACCGAAGATAAACAGTGTTTTGTAGAATAAGTAATTCCCGTCAAATATTAGATTCATATAAATATATGTTGTTTATTATTATATGGTAAAATTAACCAATAGTTTTCACATATGCAAATTTTTGTCCAATTATTTTTGCATTATTTTAATTGTTTTATTCTTGACCTTAACGCAGCAACCGCAGTTTCAAAATCATTAAATAATGGAACGTTAAATCTATGACAAACTATTTCAACATTACCTTTTCTCCAGAATCCGTCCGGACAGCAAACTATTAGTCTATTACTATTAGCATGTAATCCTAATTCCAATAAAGTAATTGGTGATTTAGATTCTGGTAAGATGTTCATAAAGATTATATCAGCTTCTTCCAATTTGTCCATTTCCCAATTTACTTGACCATTAAACTCTGGATTAGTAGCTCTTTGTTCCCATGAAGAATCCCATTCATCTCTTCGAGGATTAAAGAATGTTACTTCACAATCATCGAGTTTATTCTGTACCTCTGTCTGCCAATCAACAGACGAACCCATATCTATGGAACCAGCTAAAAAAATCCCAGGGTAATTGTCCTGGGATTGATTAGAGCTAGTAGGTTTAATTACTTGCATTAGTCAATTCCATTATTTTAGCTCTGATTGCAGTCAAAGTAGTTTGGTTATAGAAGTTTCCGTTTTCATATATTGTTTGTAATACTCCCGTGTTCTCTTCTTCAGCAGAACATTGTGTTTTTACAGTGTATACACCGTTTTCTTCAATCACAGCACATTTACCTTTTAATGATTTTTTAGTACCATCATCAGTTATTGGTTCTTTATAGATGTCAATCCCTTTTCCGTTATTCTCAAACCAAGCACCTTTTGCAGCGTACCCAAAAGTATCACGTGTAGTGAATTGGTATGTAAATGAACCTACACCTAAAACAATATTAGTTGAAGCAAATCCTTTAGCTTCTAATCTTGTATAGATTTCAATTTGACGGTCAAGTGTAATTGAATCTCCATAGATTGCTCCAATATGTGGGTCTAATACTTTGTAACCTTGAGCATTAATAGTACCGCCAAAGATATCCCAAAGTAATTCAATTACTCCTTTTTCAGCGGAATCCACGTTTTCATCGTATGGATTTTGTTCAGCATTCCAGCTTTTACCACAGATGATATCTACTGGGTCACCAGAGTCAGGACGAATTACAAGTTTACCATCACGTGACATGATTTGATCTTTGTTTGCTGGTAAATACTCAGTAATTAATTTCCATAGGTCAAAGGTATCCGCTACGATAGAAAGGATTCCTTTATCAAATTCTGTTAACCAATCGGATATCATTTGTTGCTCACCTACGGTAAAAATTTTGGTAGTTGAGACAGAGTGCTCAGAAGCATTTACTGAAGCTATGCAAACTTCATCCTCAGATTCATCATAGAAATAACGGGCAGCTGGAATGACCACGATTGAGTCAGAACCCATAAAAGAAAAGGCGTGTCCAAGACCAGAAGATAAACTATCCCAAGGAGATAATCCACGAGCTGAGAAATCATGGCATAAGTAAGGAATTAACCAAGCATTTTCAGGGTCAGTTTTAGTTACCCATTTTACAAGGTTTCTTTTATACTGTAATGCAATAGTTGCAGAAGTAGCTGGTTTCCAAGCTAAAGATGAGATAATAGTTTCAAGATATAATGTTAACCAAGCAAAGCCAGGTACAGTGTTAATGAAAGTCATATGAGGAATATTTGCATCGGTCTCAATTCCTTCAGGTAAGGCTTTGATTTTAATAGGCAAGTATCCTAAATCGTGTAGTGCTTCAAAGTGCGAAGCATCGTATGGCATACCTAAGTATTTTGCCATGTCAGTTCCAAATTTGGTTGCAGTTTCTCGTGGCATGCTAAAGAAATTCTCTTGCCATTCAGCATGTAACCAACGAACAGTTAATTGATGACCAATGGAAAGAATTTTGTCAATTCCTTTTGGTGCATGTTTTGTACTTCTTGGGATCCAAGTTCCGTATAAGAAATCCGTGCCTGGGGCAAGCATTCTTTTATGACCAACTTTATATCCGTCAGAATAATAAGGAGCAGGTGCTCTAAAAGTCTTTTGTAATTTAGATAACATAATTTATATTTGTTTTAAATTAATAGTTAAAATTAACCAAAATAAAGATACTAAGCAAATATTTTGGTGCGAAGTTATTAACAATTATAAAAGTTCTTGTTTAACTATTGTAATTGCTTGGCCTAAAAGATTAAGACCTTTCCAACACATTGGATACTCAACATTAGGATCGTCTTCAGCCATTCCTATACCCCAGATATTATCAAGTGGTGATGCCTCAACCATGATTCTTTTACCTGTAAGCATTAATGCAGCTTTAAGATCAGGATTTTGTTTAAACTTAAAATAGTTTCCTTTGATTACAATGCTTAGGCAAACTTTATCCCAAACACTTTTGTCAAAGTTTTTAATCATACGGCCATATTTCTTTTGCTCTCTTGGATTAGATTCTTCCATGATAAGTTTAGCAATTTCCGTATCACCAAATGTTAAGGCTTTTTGGTGCATCATGTATTGTTCACATGAATTGTAAGTGATACCGTCAATAGTCATATTTGCTTTATGCCATTGAGAGTAAATACCACTCCAGAAGAATACGTATTTATTTGTGGTTTTCATTATTGTGGTAAGATTACGATTGTTACTTTACAATCAATTAATTCTGTTTGAATAATTTTTTTGATTCTTTCCCAATCGCCACCAGCAAGACCAGCGCCAATTTTAGGAAGACCTATATGAAGTCCTTTAAACTCAACATTTAGTTTTCTCATTACGATTGTGATTGCTTCATAATCCACGGGTTTGGAAACGCCGTCTATATGATTCTTGCCATAACGATATTGTGTATAGGCATTCACAACAGTTAATTCAGGATCATTGTTAATGTTAGAATCCAATTTGCGATTCCATAGACCACCTTTAGATATTACAAAGGTTTCATAGTCAATGCAACCTAATTTGTTTATGCTTGGACCTTTAAGTTCTAAGTTAAATTTATCACAGCCAAAAGCTTGAGCCATATGTGGAGCAATACCAGCTGCCATAGTTGAATGACAATTACAGCCATGAACAATTACATTAAAAGCACCTTCTTTAGCTAAGGCTATAAGATCACCGGTAACTTCAGAATATCTTGCTTTTAGTTTTGCTTCTTCTAATACATTAGTGATTGGCGATTCTTGGCATGGATCTATTTTACATTCACCATTACAAGGACCGTGTTCACAATACCAACAGTGGAGTCCAATACCTATAGCCATTAGAATACGTTATAAACGTTAAGTTTATGTAATTCATTATCGTTTTGGATTGAAAACTCTGAATCATTTTCAGGACGGATTGAATTAGTTGTGTAAATTGCATCAAACAATTTGTTTAGTTCCTTTAGACCGCTTGAAAAGATACCGTGTGTGATTACTAATGTTATAGTATCATTAAATATTTCTTGTGGTCGGATTTCACGAATTGCTTTTGCTAATTCAATAAAGGTTCTACCGCCATCACAAATATCATCAACAATAACAAAGTTTTGTGGACCTGCTCCGTAATTACTTTGTGGTATTTCAGTATGAGTAATCTTACCGGTTTTAACATCACGGTGCTTATTTGCCACAATAATTTTATCAATACTGAATGTTTCAGCCACATGATAAATTTTCTTTAATGCACCAGCATCAGGAGAAACAAGATGTAAGGTTTCTCGAGCGCCGTTTTTATTATCAATCTTGGTTAAAGCAAACTTAACTAACCCTGTGTTATCAGTTTTCTTGAAGTTATTTAAACATGCTTCAAGAACATCGGAATGAGGATCCAATACATGCACCTCTGAAAAATTCTGAGAGTTAATGATTGGGCAAATAACAGTCTTAAGGTAATTTGTAGAACCTATTAAGAATTTTCTATCAGATCTTGCACCTAAGAAATACGGAACATACAGACTAACAGATTTTGCACCAAGTTCAAGTAATGCTTGGTTTGCACAAATGATTAATTCCAAATCACGAAATGAGTTTAATCTTGATTTGATTTGAACTGATTTGATTTTGTTATTAAAAGAATACCCACTTGGCTCAATCGTAATAGATTGTTGACCGTCAGGAAAGCTTGAGATTTTAAATCCAATTTCGGATTTTGTAGAATCTGCTAAATTAAGTATGTTCATATTATTTTTATTTAGATAGTTAAAATTAACCAATTGTTTTCACAATGGCAAACTTTAATCTAATAAGTTATTAACAACTATTATTCAGCTATTACATAATTCCATTTTTGCATTAGCTCTTCAACTCTTGAGTCAAGCTGTTTACGTAAGATTGCTAATTCATTAACCATTGGAAGCGGTCCTTGCCAAACTCGTTCTCTTTGTAAATCACCTTCTCTGTCTATAAAATAGATATACATTCTCGGTCCAATTTTTGCAATGTCAAATTTCTTTGGACTTAATGCTGGATATTTTTCAGCAATAAATTTCTTAAGGTCTTTTGCCGTGTTCATTATCTTCAATTTTGATTACGTCTTCACCATCTTTATATTTAGCACGAACTTCGGCTAAAAAGAATTTACCTTGAGATTCCGCGGCGCAAAATTCTCTATATGTTTCAGGCATGAACTTGCAGTATTTGTATTTCTTGTCATTATTAAACGTAACTGTAAACTCATATTTTAAAGCATCATATGTAGTTTCTTTTAATAAAGATGATGTCCACTGTTTAGTTTCAGGAACGTATTCACGAGCATAGTCTCTCATGATTTGGTCTAATGAAACATGTTCATCAGAGCTAATTGGTAATTCGCTTTTCATAATTAAGAATTTAAAATGATTTGAGTTTCAAATACTGCTGCAAGCATTGTAATGCAAGGATCAATCACGTGTACTCGTTGTGCTTGATAGTGAGCAATCTTAATTAAGATTTGCGGTACCTTTGCAAATTTGGTAGGATGATTATCTCTTATGTAATCTGGAAGCTCTTGACCTAATGCATGAAGAACATCATCAACTTTACTACTATAATTTGTCATTAAGAATTTGTAATTCTCTTGAGAATTTGGAGCACCAAGCACAAGATCAAATACATCACGATATGAATAGTTTAATTTACGAACATCTTCAGGCTGGATTTCTTTTACACCTTGAACATGGAAAGTTTGAATTTTATTTACAATAGAACGCATGTCAGGAAAATTCCTTTTCACAAATTCAATTACTGCTTCTTTACTAATAGTAATTCCACAAGCTGTAAAGATTTGGTATGATCTTTTAATAAACTCAACCATTACTTCTTTTTCTTCTTCTTTACTTAAAAAGTCAAAAGGAATACAAGTAAACCTAGATTGAACTGGGTCTGGTACTTTATTAATGTAGTTACAAGTTCCGATGAATCTTGCGTTATTAGCAAATTTCTCAATCGTTGCTCTAAGAGCTTTGTAAAATTGATCACTTGCTCCGTCCATCTCGTCAAGAATAACCACTTTAAATTTTTCAGCGCCATCAAGAAGACTAATGGTAGAACACCATGTAGATATCTTATCACGGATTACATCAACTGAACTTTCGTCAGATACGTTAATGTAAAGTGTTGGATAGTTTTTTGCTAACACTTTTGCTAAAGAGGTTTTACCTAAACCGGCTGAACCATAGAACAAGTAGTTCTGATGTAATTCGCCGTTACCTAATGATTGTCTGATTCTTTTTGGTAGAATCATTTGGTCCAAATTCTGTGGACGATATTTTTCTGTAAATAGTTTGCTCATGTAATTTATATACTTAATGGTATACCTTAGTTTTTAATTTCTTAATATTGTTTTCTTAATAATTCAATTACATCCCAAGCATCTTCAACTGCATTGTGTGTAACTATTTCTGGTAATCCTGCTCTGCTTTTACATTCCGATAAGTTAGGCAAAGAATTGTCTTTAGCCCAATCAACAAAAAGAACCGCAGGATCTATTACTCGTTGTTGGATACGAATAAGTTTTTTCCAATTAGGAAGTCTTTCAAGGAATAGCTTATCAAATGTTCCGAAGTTTTTACCAGCCACTGTTACAATGACGGGTTTAGTTCTTAAGTTAACTACAGGAACCAAATGTCCTTCAATCCATTTAACTTGTTGACCTATGTTAATCTCTGTTGTTTTTTCACTGCTGATACCATTTATGTATAAGAATTGATAAATTGCTTCAGCAACTTCCTCCTCCTTCATAAATTGCATGCCAGTGAAATGAACCATATCATTTTTCTCATCTTGGTCTACAGCAGTCTGATAGCTGTTAATCGTTTCAATTAAATCAGCGTTCATATTAATTGCGTACGGAGATCCAGAGATTCTATCTCTTAAGATTGCTATGTGTAATTTTGGAATTTCATCAAATGGCAGTTTCTTTGATGTATCTTCTAAGATAATACCTACTGATAAGACTTGGTCATTTTCAGGGTCAATACCGGTCGTCTCGATATCTATACTTAAATATTTCATATATGTGTAGTTTTAAATTATATGCAAATATAAACAAAAAGTTCCGTAGTATTGCTACTACAGAACCAAATGTTTTTAACAAATTTATGTGTTAGAATCCGCCAGCTCCGCCATCTTGGCCTGCTTGAATTTCTTGTTGTTTCTTCATATATTCAAGATCCTCAATTTCTTGTTTCTTGTTAAGACGGTTATTTTCAGCAATATCAGAAGGATCCAATTTAAGATATTTCTCAACAACAAATTGTGCATTGAAGTAAGGTACATCAACATCCATTCCCGAAGCATCTTTACGTTTAACCATGATACCCATCATTGAAGTTACAAATTCAATACGTTTGGACATGATCTCCATTGTTTTCATTTCCTCAAAGACATTGTCCGCGTTAAATTTTAAAGCAAGGGTAGATTTGAATAATTCGTCTTCAGCAAGTTCTGGGTAAAGAAGACCCATTTGAATAAACAAAGGTTTAAGTAAAACTTCTTGAAAGATTGAACGTAAACGATTAATGAATTTTGCAAAACGGATTTCATCACGGTTAGTACTGTCTGCAGAGAAATTAACTGTTCCTCCACCTTCACCTTGGTCAAAACGTGAGAATGGTATTTTAGAATCTTCTTGAAGTTTAATCTTAAAATATTTAACGATATCGTTATTACTAAGATCATAACCTTCACCACCAATAACTGAGATATCAGGTTGCTCACCATTTTTAGATGGGAACAAGTAGTTTTTGTAAAACTGCATTGACGGTTGTCCGTTTACTGCAAGTTCTCCAGATTCATAGTTAAGAGAAATATCTTCTTTGTAGATTGACATCATCTCTGCTAGAGATTCTTTTGCTTTTTGCGGAGATTTTGTGCCAATAGGAACTACCATCTTCATACGGAACGATGAGTTCATAATGTTCCAAATAATTCTAGAGTTCTCCATGATACGTAAAAGGTTAAAAGAACGTACCAATCTTTCTACATAAGATACACGAGAAGTAAAGTTACCTTTAGCATACGATATGTAAATAATCTGTGAGTCAAGAAGAACCCTTTTCATTGAAGGAATATCTTCGTACTGAACCCAAATCTTTTTATAGTTCCCGTCTCCGGATTTTTCAACACCAGGACGTAATGATGTAGGGTCTAATTCTTTAAAACCTACAATGTTTTTACCGTCTGGGTCAAAGATAATCTCAAAGGCAAGGAAACCGTCAATTAAAAATTGTCTAAAGTAACCCCAACCATCATGCCCTTCATTAAAATGGAAGTGAGAGTAAATCTTTTTAAACTCTGTATTAATTTCACCGCAGATTTCATCAACTGTATCTGGTGAAAGAATTTCTTTAACTTTTGAAACATCAGGTTTTACAAAATAATTACCTTCATCATAAACGATTGCTTCATCAGATAATGTATCAAGAATAAACTCAATCTCACCGTTCATTGCAAATTTACGAAGATATTCTCTACGAGATTTGTAATCTTTGTCAAAGAAAGCAATAAACTTTTTTGAACCTACATCGGATAATGCAAGTGAGTATAAGAATTCTTCAGGAAGATAACCTTGATTTCCAAATTCTGCTTCAGTTACACCGACTGCTCTAGACTGTCGGATAACCATGTCTTCATACCTCATTCCAAGGTTTGCAAGGTTTTTCAGACTCTTAGATAACTGTCCGAAAATTGGATTGACTCCTGTTCTATCGATAAAACCTGCCATATATGTTTAGTTGTTTAGTTTATATATTCTTTAACTTCCACCGGGCTTTTTGAATTTCTTCTGAGCTTGTAAAGCGCGGTTTGCATCTTTATTTCGTCTTTCACTATTTTGTAAAAGTTCAATTCTGTTTTTTAGGTATAGCGCATAAATTCCACCTATTGGTAATCCCATCATTTCTTTAGGTACAAAGTAAGGAATCATTTCAAAATCTTCCACCTCAATTAAAACAGGATTCATTATTCTTTTAATTTCGTAATTTCTAACGGCAAAAGATAAACCTATTTTTGCATTCTTGTCAAAATTAAGTGACATAAAATACCAATTTGTGACTAAGTTATTTATTTGCATCATAGATACTAATCTATCCTCATCACTCATTTCATCTGCCTTCTTGTATGCGTCTCCAAAGATTCGGAAAGCGGTATCTATAAACTTAGCTTTAACACTCTCTGGAAGGAAATTAAGGTTCACTCCTTGAACTATGCGTTTACCTGTAGATTTTGAAACATATTCACCTATGATATAAACCATTGGACGTTTATCGTAAAAATCCAACACGTCAGCACCTTCAGGCATATACTGGTAAGTGTAAACTCGCCCAGGCATAAAGAATTTTAATCCTTTTGCTTTAAAACGTTCTGTTTGCTCAATAATCCAATAATTTTGAAACGGATTCTCGATATACTTGTCATTAAAGTATTCGTAAGTAGTTTTTCTTAATTCTGCTTTATTTGGATTCCTGTCATACCTATCAAAAAAATCTGTCATCGCGTTACTTTAAATAGGAAATCTTCTGTTACAATAATAAATTTATAACCTATAGATTCAGCATGTGCTTTAGCAGCTGAAAATTTTGCAGTATTAATGATAAATGTTTTAGCTGCATAGTTAAAGTTCTTTAACTTTTGCATTGTTTGGATTCCTTCAAACACTGGTTTCTTTAAAGATTCTTCAGGTTTAACTTCTACTAGATAATCGATTTCTTGACCGTCTTTAATACCTCTCATGTAAAAGTCAATGTAATAGTCATGTTCCTTTCCATCTATAGGACTTATGTACTTGATAGGAAATGGCTCTGATGACCACTTCAAGACATTTGTTGAATCATCACAATACCTACAAAACTTATATTCCCAGGACGAGCGATAGATGATCTTTGTGGGATCACCTATATACTTGTCTGGGTTATTAAGAGTGTAATAGCCTTGGCGGAATTTGCTTTTGGCCGTAGGCTTGTTTGATTTTATATCAGATGCCATAGAAATTTTCGTTGTTGATAGAAACTTGGTCAAGCGAACTTAATGGGTGAATCTTTCTCCAACCTTTTGCGAAACCGTTCTTTAACATTTGCGTGTAATAAGCAAAAGGATATTTCGATTTCTCTGGATTATAACTTTTCCAGTAACGGATTACATCCATCATTGCAAAAGCAATACAATCTTTTCTGTCTTCTTCATCTTTATATCGAAATTTTTTCGACATTTCTTTTGCCATCCTTTGGAATATTTCGATAGCTCTTGGAGTTAATTCTCCTTTTTCTAATGATAACAGAACTTCTTTTTTAAGTTCTTCGGGTTCTACGTAATTTGCCATTTATTATTTGTTGATTATAACAGATGCACCGTCATTGGTTTCGTCTTCGAGTGCTTTTACGTAAGAGGATAATTCAGCAATACATTTATCAAGTGATTCATGTGAAAGAGATGAATTATCTTTCACAAATAATTGTAATTCTTCAAGTGATGAAACGATTTCATTTATACGTTCGGTTAATCTATCGATAACAGCTCCAACCTTATCAGGAGTATTTTCTCCGGTTTTAGGGTTTGAGTTTACATCCATTTCAGAATTATATACACCAGTTTCAAAAAGTTCTGTAGGTTCTACCAAGTTCTTCTTGATTTTAAGACGAGTGTCACCATGTATTACTTCAACTTCTTCATCATCACCTTTACTTGTAAAGTCAAGAGCCTTAATCATAATCTCTGTGTCAGGAGCTAATCCTGAGTTAACAGCGTCTTGACGAATTTTGCCCTTTACATACTCTTTGGCCTCTCGAACTCCAACCGATCCGCCGTCTTGCTGAGTAATCAGCTCGAGGTCATTTCCCGGTTTAGCTTGAGAGGCCTTTTTAGTTACTTCTATTTCAGTAGGATTTACAATTTTTGTAGATCCGTCTTCAAATTCTATAGTAAGAGTGCGATCAGCTTGGTTAGTACCCGTTACTCTTGCTTTTTTTTTAAATGTTCAACTTCATCGTTTACATTTGCACCAACACCTTCAGAGATTGTTGTAAAATCTCTTAGTTCTTGTTGCACATTAGCATATGATTCTTTAAGTGTAGAGATTTCATCGTTAATTGCTTCATAAATGTTTGTCATTTCTTCAGACTCACGAACAGCAGGATTTGCTATTGCATCAATCTTGGCTTTACGTTCTTCAAGATAGTTAATTGCCTCAAGGATTTCTGCTTTCTTAGCCTCAAGTTCTTTAATTTGTTTTTCGTCTACGTTAAGTAAGTCAGCGAAAGTGTTTCCTAAGTCATAGTTCATAAACTCTAATACTTCATTACGAGATTGTGTTCCGTTACAGTCAGCAACGAAAACATTCTCTGACATTAAAGTATTAATTTTGTTCATATGTATTTTGTCACCAGTGCGGAAGATATCTACACGACGGTGAGGATTTGAGTTTGAGAAGATTGATTTTACAAAATCAAGTTCGAAGATAGAATCCCAGTTTTCAACAATTTTATAAACAGAAGCTAAAACTTCTCTTTCTTCAATTCTGAAGATTCCAGAGTTTAAGTAAATTTTTTCAAAATCAGAATTAGTAACTGCTTTACCGTTTACTTTTACAGATGGTGCACCGTTTTCTTCAATAATTTCTACTTTCTTATCACGAGAAAATATTTTAACTCCGCTTTCAGATACTTCAACATTTGATTGAATAAGATAGTTTGCTAACCATTCAAAGTTTTCAGGAAGTAATCCTTTATCAGTATCAGAAATAACATTTACAGATTCACCTTCTTTAACAAAGATTTTTCCAAATACTGCAAAATATTCTTTACCTTCATTAACATATACTGGAGAGTAAACATTTTTGAAGTATGCATCGCTGCTGTTTGCTTTAATTTGGAAACCGTTAGCAGATTCAGCAACTATATTGTATAATTGTTTGATTCCTGGGTCAAAAGACAACTTGTTAAGAGCTTCCATCAGTTTAGCTCTATTAGTAGCAGTTCTTTGATTAAGGTAAGCATCGATTGGTTTTTCTAAACCAGCCATAAGATATCCAGAACTTGTAGCTTTTGCTTCAGCAACTGCTTTGTAAATTTTAATATCTTCTGCGTATTTAGAGGTATTTTCTTTAAGAATGTTTAATTGCTCCTTAACAACTGGAGACCATTCAAATTGTGATAGTGCTTCAACAGCCATATCAGCCGCAATCCATTCAGGAACTTCCTGAAGACGGCGTAAGTTTTCTATAATGTAACGAACAGAAACGTGTTTAGACAAATCGTCTTCCATTACTGCCGTGATTGCATTACGAACCCCAAGGTTATTCATTCCTGTTAAACGGTTCTCAACATTGATGAACTCCTGCACAACCGGTTCATCCACAGATGCAATAGCTTCTATTAATGAATTAGCAATAGTTTCTTCAATAAAACTTCTTTGGCTATACGGAGAAGTTGCTGAAATGCTTCCGCTAAACTTGTTAATTGCTTCTGAACATGCTTCACGAACTTCTGATATTTGTGTAGCGCCAAGAAGAGCTTCTACTCTTTTCTTAAGATTTGACATTTTCTATTGATATTTTTAATCTATACTATATATTCGCCATCATTAATACATTTTTATCATTGTATTTCAAAGATGGCAGTTTGCGGATCAAGTGTATAGTCCCCGTCATTAACGAGAAGTGTACAGTTTTGATCCAGCACAATCCAATTATTTATCGCGTCATGCGATAGGATTTTTGTACCATTTGCTGTACCTGGTCCTTGTATAAAACTATCAAAGTTTACACCAAGAGAAACAAGTTCAGCAACGGTTGGATTTAAGTTTGTTACTTTAGTTGGGTTAGGACCTAAAGGGTCGGTATCACCTGTAAATGTTGCAGCAGTTAAACAAATTTGAGATTGGACAGGATTCACCTGATTTTCAATTTTTAGTTCAATGTAATTAACAGGGGTTGGAATAAATCCAGAGCCGGGACTATGAATTGTAAATCCTATTACACGCCCACAACTTACATTTGCAGAAATTTGTGGCGCAATAAAAGGTGGTGCCCCTGGCGGTGGTTGAATAAGTGGAGAAACATTAATCATTGCTTGATTTGAATAGCCATAACCTCCATCAAAAATGATTATTCTTTCAACTTCACCATTTGCATTTATGATAGCGCGAGTTTTAGCGCCTTTACCACTGCTATCAGATACATAGGATCTAATAGGATCTTGTTTAACTAGAGTTTGCGTATTACTAAAAAATGGAATACTCCAATCAAAAGCACCATCATTTTCTGATGAATCTGCAATCATTGTCCAATCATCTTGTCCTGTAAATCTATAATAGATATTAACTCTTAAAATTGCTCCTGAATTTGTCCAACGAATAGGAAGAGAACTACCTGATAAGTATGTGCCATTTGCAGTAGGACTTGTGTATTCAAAAATAACTTGAGTTTCTTCATTTATGATTCCTATATCCATTCCTGGTCCACCTGCTGATGTAATACGATTCCAATTGTTTCTTTCAGTAGTTGGGTCAATTACTGGCATGTAAGTTTCAACTGCAAGCTGAAACTTGAGTTCAATTTTACTTTCAGTTTGATATGTAAATTCAAAAGTTTTTTCTAATCCGTAATCTTCGGGAAACCCTACTTGGCACGGAACTCTAAAACCTTTATAACTTACAGAATAAACTTGAGTCTTATAAAAGGTTTCAATGATTGACTGTTGAATCTTAAACGCATCAAGATTGGTATCAGCTTCTATAACAACATCAAATTGCATTGCTAATGGAATTGAGTTTAAGAAAGCATTATATGTTTGTAATTGTCCGTCTATTTCTTTTGCATAACTACCACGAACAAAACGGTGGGTCATTGCTGATGTATTAATTGTATTTGATGTTAAAGTAACAATACCTCTTGGTATTACATCATAGTTACCATCCGCATGTTTAGGGTGCACACAATCACTCCATTCTAAAAAGAAATCTTGTAAGAATCGCTCATCACCAGTCATGCTGTAAAAGAACGGAACGGTAACTCGGTCAAATGTGTTATCACCTAATACATTATCATATTGTACAACAGTGTTTAGGAGATTAACAAGACCAACTATTACAGCTCTTGAGTGTACGTTATCTGTATTATACTTGTGAAGAAATTGTCCCATACTTTATATATCATCCAATTTTTTCAACCAATAAGTGGGAAAAACCATTGTTCTTTTGAATTTCTAAGCGATAATCAAAAATCTCGGTTGGTAATTGACTATGATTAATAACAAATATGTTTAAGTTTAATTCCCTACAAGTTTTATGAAGTACTTTTAAGATATGATAAATTCCATCAGAATCAATAGATGAAAAGATTTCATCAAGAAAAGTAAGGTTAAGCCCAGCAAAACGAATCTTCATTAAACGGATTAACGCAATTAGTGTAGCAAAATCAATTTTCTTTCTTTCACCTGTACTTAGCTGTTCTGGAGAAATCTTAAATCCTAAATGTTGTATGTCAACATCAAATTCTTCATTAAAGGTTACACGATAATCCATGTTAAGATCAGCCATTACTTTTCGAATTTCAGCATTTAATAATGGAACAATTCTTTTTAGAGCAGATAGTTTTACGCCCCTGTCTCCAAAGATATCTTCAACGATTTTAAAGAAGTTACCTTTCTTTTCTTCTTCACTCTTTTTAACTAAAGCAGATTGTTTCTTTTCACCAGTATCTTTAATAAGTTTTTCTAAAGATTGTGTTTGCGCATCATCAACATTACCATTACTTAATTTTGCTAATTCATTACGTAATGTAGAAATCTGAACTTCAGCGGCTGTCTTTTTGCCATTCACTTCAGAATACATTGTACGAATTTTAGTTTTCTTTTCAGTTAATTCATCTTGCTTGGTTTTAATCTCTGCCATCAGTTGTTTAGTAGCATCATTCTTTTCAAGAAAATCCTGTAACATACTTTTGTGATGATCATCGGTTAAATCAGTTTCACAAGTAGGACATTTACCGCTTTCAAATAAATGGATCTTTTGTGTACAAATTCTTTCATCAGTACGGTGTTCGTCCATTTTACTTGATAGAGTATTTAAAACATTCTGTACTTCTTGTTCTTTTGTGGAGATTTCTAATAATCTATCCGCTGCTTTTTTAATGAACTCTTGGAATTGTAAAATTTTGGTTTGAAGTTCCGAACGCCTTTCTTCACCTACTGTAATAAGTTTTTCATTTAAACTAGTAAGTTCCGCGTTGGTATCTTGTATACTTCTTTCCAGTACGGCGATTTCCGTGGAAACGTTATCAAGATAGTCTTTAAGCATCTTCAATTTCATTTTAACTTTCCAACGGATACGCCCGATGATTTCCAATCCAAATAGACGGTCAATGATTTGACGTTTATCGTTTACACCCATACTGATGAAACTCTTAAAGTCATTAATTGACAATGAAATCATATTATTAAAAACATAAAAGGGGATTCCTAAGATTTCTTCCTCTATGTATTCTTGTACATTTTTCTTTCCAGCTTGGTCATATTCAACTCCATTAATTGAGAGTTTAAAAATTCCAGGTTTAAGTCCACGTTCAATCGTAGCAATAGTTCCAGGTGTTTTCTCAATTACAATCTTAACTTTCATATTTCCGTTAAACCGATTGGGAAGATCACCCATCTTTTTATTATCAACTCTACCGTATAATCCAAATTTGATTACATCAGATATTGTTGACTTTCCTGCCCCGTTACTTCCAACTATAAGATAGAAGTTTCCTTGGTTTTCATCAAACACAATTTCTTGTGGTTTATTTCCGTAACTTCCAAAATTACTCCAGGTTATACTTTTAATCTTCATATGAACGCTTTTCTTCAAGTTCTTTAAGAGTCTCTTGATAAAGTCTCGAACTTACATTTTTTAATGATTGTTTGATATTTTCTGAATACGGTAAAGATTCAATATGTTTATCTATAAGTCTAGATAAGTTAATCTCTTCATATGCGTCAATGATCTCTCCGTCCTCTGTGGTAACATCATCATCACCTGAGGTTATGATAGGGTTAATTTTACGGTACCCTGTGAACTTGTCAGCAAATATACCAAAAGGAAACTTTAAGGACCACTGAGGTGTTACCATTACATCTACATAATTGTTCTCAAATAGTTTTTGAAGTTTTCCGATAGGCTGCTCTAAAACCCAATCCAATTTAAACTTAACAAATTTTGGTGAATGATTATTTTGGAAACTAACTTCTTCATCAGATTCCAAATCAAGTCTCCAAATAGATTTGGTATTTCCACTATCAGAACGAGTTAATTCATAAGGGCACCCAAGCATTCTTACGTTTTTGTATTTCTGTGCATAATGTATATGTCCAGAATAAACTCGATGAAAGTGCGCAAAGCGGTCAGGATCACTACCTTCTTCAATTTTTACAAATTTATTGAAAGACATTCCTTTAATGTCAGTGTGACAAAACATAATCTCTGCATGATATGCAGGATCTGTTACAATTTCAGCAAATTCTTCAGGGCTATCAACCCACGGCATGAATAGTGCTTTACGAGGTCCAAGTTGAACTACTGTAGGTTTTTCATAAATATGAATATCTGACATGTGCTTGAATACTTTTAACGAATTAATTTCATTAGAGTACTTCATGAATATGTCATGATTACCGATGATCATATAAACGGGCATGATTTTTGTAATCTCCTCAAAGATTGCCATACCTTTGTTTAAAACATACAGATTAATTGACTGTCTTGAGTCGAATACGTCGCCGCAATGTATAAGAACATCTCCGGGTTGGTATTCTCGTTTTAGAGTAGGGATAAAATGATTCATGAAGTAATCTTCAATCGTATCCATCCACTCTCGAGAATTTGTTCTAACTCCTAAGTGTGTATCGGATATTAGCCAGATTCTTTTTGCGTCGATTTTTAGCATACTAAAATAATCTCTTAATGTTTTTCTTTTTAAAGATATTGTATTTTACATCCAATTCTTTAAGTAACGCTTCTTTGTATACCGGAGCAAGTTCTTCATATAGTAAATCATATGATATGCTCATAAATTCTGCAATGGCAACGAATTTTTCTACAGGCGGTATCCCTTTAGAATTTCTTAAGTTGTCATCAAAGTAATAATAGATTTTGGCAACATCTCCTCGAACAACTTTTTTGTTCTTTGAGTATTCTTCATAAAAGTCAGATGTTTGGAATATCTCGTACAAGTCTTCTTGTAAACGATTATCTGTGTATTCTTCAAATGTATCACGAGGGATGTATTTGTCATGAACCTTAATTGCCCCAAAGGTTTCATACTCTATGTCGCCCGTGTTATAACGATTGTTAAAAATTTTATCTTCTTTCATTATTCAGATGTCATTTGGGAGTCAGGATCTTGAGTAATTCTCATAAGATCATAACTAATTAAAAATTTCTGACGAGCATTTTTGTACCCATCATTACGATTTGCAATTAACTTAAGAATGTATTCTCGATTGGCATGCATGATTTCATCTTGTATGATACCAAACATTGCATCAACCGTATGTCCTAATGCTGCAGATTCTGAAATGTTATTTGCACTTAAGTCAGTACTTCCAAAGCCTGAACGGTTAATTTGAGTTGCTGTAACGATTGCCCAGTTATTCCTCATTGCCATAGCTCGAAGATCTTCAGCAATTTGCTTAATCTTCATGTATGTATTCTCTGAGTTAGGATTTCTCCAGTTCTTCAAGATATTAATATAGTCAAGTACAATTACTTTAAACTTAATACCTTTAATTTCCTCCATCTTGATTAAGTATCTTTCTATGTCAGGTACACCTGCAGATGAAGTAGGAAATTCTTTTACATAAAGTTTACCTGGAACCTGCAGACTTTCATAACCCATGTTAGCAATCTTTTGCTTCATTAAGGTTTTATCTTCAGCAAGATTATCATATTCCTTCATGTTAATTCCTAACAAGTTGGCACCAAGACGTTTAATAAGTTTACGGTCACGCATCTCTAAAGATAGAACCGCTGTGTTATACCCAAGTTTAACTGAGTTTGCCGCAACGTTTGCTAACCAGATTGACTTACCAATCTTCATTTCACCAATAAAACAAAATAGTGCTTTAGAATACCATCCGCCACCAAGAACAAGATCCATCATAGGTATTCCTGAGCTAAAAGTATCTGTGGCAGGCTGTAAGTGAGATTCAGGATTAAAGAAGTCCAAACCTTCATCAAAATTAAACTGAATGTTATTTCTTTCAGTAATAATGTTTTTGGCATTTTGAACTACATCTTTAACATTCTCTGTTGTAACTTTTGTAGTCTTAAGATAATTTAATAGGTCGTATACGGAAAGGTCAAGATTCTTATATTCAATCCAAGATTCAGCAGTTTCTTTTAGCCATTCTTCCTCGTATTCTTTAAGATTAACTTCATAAAGATAATCTATCTTTTTGCTGTCAAGTTCATCAGACAGACCTTTCATTTTGATTAATTCATTAATCTGTTGGCGGGTCGGTACATCTGTATACTTTTCAGAAAATTCTTGTACGATTTCGTATATCTTACGAATGTCTGCAGTATCGAAAAATCTTGACTTAACGATATCCAGAAGCTCTCTTCTCTCTATGAGATAATGAAAGAATATTTTTTCTAAGTGTGTTGCTACCATATTAAGTTATATACTCGACTGTATAAATAGTTTACATCCACGGGTTTCTAATTAGCCTGTAATAGCCTTTAGACCTTTCTGTTCGAGTTTTTTGTAAAAGTAATTCATCAGGTGGTAAAGTATCATCTGCAATAGAATCCAAGAAATCTCTAAATTCCTTAAGTGTTCCAATACAAGATTTCATTTGCCCCCAAATGTTTTCAGCTACAAACTCGCGGTCAAGCCAAGTGCCATCTTCGTCCCCCTCTTCTAATGCACGTATCATTACATACACACGATCCGTATGAGAAGGAAACCCTGGAACTTCATTGTAGATTTCCAGGGCATACTTAACTTCTAGTTTGTTTTGATTAATCCTCATCACTGTTGTCATCAATAATGTCGTCCATTTCAAGTTCTTCCAATTCTGACAAGTCAGCAATATTTGGAAGCATGAACATTTTCTTGATTACCTTTTCATCAAGTTCTCTAAGTACTTCTTCAGTAATTACTTTTGAAGTAAATAGTTCTGAAGGTTTTAATTCCGCACCTAAGTGGCGAACTACAATAGTTCTTGCAGTTTCTTTTGGTTCAAGATAAAGAACTCGAGTATTTCCGTTTTCATCAGTGTGCTCAAAACGAGTAGGTCCGATAATTGCCTCAGCAGGTTTACCAGCCACGTGTTTATCAAAACCTTTTTGGTCCATAAGTTTTCCTTTTTGGATTCCGCAGTTTTCCCAGTTAATAAAAGATTCTAATCCAACGTATGGATTCATACCTTTATAAAAACTGATGTGGAACTTAACAGGAATAGGACGAGCAAAACGATTCTTTGCAGCTTTTGATGTTACAATGATACCTGTCTTTTGTACACCTGCGGCAGCAGCCTCATCACCGCCTTCTTTAAGACCAGCTTTAGAAAGTTGTAAAATTACTGAAGCATTATAGATTGCTCCGCCTCCACCAGAAATAGTTTGTCCTGGTATGAATGAACCGATACTTGCGTATGTGTGATTAGTAAAGATAAACGGAATTTTCATTTCAGCAAGATCCGTTGTAATTACACGGAATAAAGAACGAAGTTCTTGTTGCTTTGTCATATCCTTTTTTTCACTTCCGCTCATTGCGTCGGTTCTTTCTTTGTTGGTAGCAAGGTTACCTAAAGAGTCAAGTACAAGCATGATCTTAGGAAGTTCAGTTCCTTTATCTTTTGCTTTTTTCAATGTATCACATAAGTTAGCAACAAAGTGACGTACCTCTTGTGGAGTACTTACTGGTTGATAACGGAATTTCTCAGGATCTACTCCAAAGTTACGAATGATATCTTCATCAACCGCAGCCTCAGAATCCATGTATATAATGTTGTAGCCCATTTTCTGAGCCTCACGACAAGCATTAAGTGTTAAGAAGGTTTTCCCAGTACCAGATTCACCTGCCACACAGATAGATCTTGAATTAGGATAACCGCCAAACAGACTGCCACTAAGCTGAGCATTAAGTAAGTAATTTCCAGTCCCAATCCATTCATCAATTTTTGAGAATGTGTTAATTGTGATAATAGAACCTTTATCATTTACTTTAGTAAGCGCCGTGTCCAGATCTGTAAAAGAGAGTTGTTTAGCCATTTTTAGAATTTTATTTTTAGAATAGTTGTGTTCTTACAATTAGCTCCGTAGAAATTGGAGGTAAACCTATTGCACTAATGAAACGATTAAGTGGGTCAATGATGTTCTTTGCAAATTGTGTATCATAATCTACAGGTGGCGCAAATTCAATAGGATGGTTTCCAGGTAAATAAGCAAATACATTTTCACCAACACCGTGGTCGGTCTTTGCATAATAGTATCTAACTTTGTCACCAGATTTGATTAATTGATATTTGTTTTTCCACTTACTGTTATTTAACATGTAATTATGAAAACCTGCAGCCCTGACGTGCATAGGACAATGATTATTCAGAATAAGTTTCTTACGGTCGTCAGCAACTCCTTTTTCGTAATCCGTAATACCCGAAGACATAGAAATGTTTTCAATATTATCTAAGATAAATCCATCTTTTTCTTTTTTCAGCAAGTCAGCAAGTGCTCGCATATTAAGTTTGGTTTTTTCTTTAAAGATAATCTTTAAAAGCTCTTTCAGTTTGTTACGAGCAAATAGTGGAGTAGACGATTGCACGATCTCAACACCTACCGCTTTGATTTTTTCTAAAGGTTCATAATTAATACCTTCGCCCTGACCATCTTTCCAAGCAATATCCATACAGTACTTTTTCTTTTTCAAAAGAATAACTGAATATGAAATAGTTTCCATTTCAAGATCTTGTATGTTTTCGGTTCCTGTTTGTGCGGCATAAGTTGCATATGATTTCTCAATGTAACCTTTAATCCTGTGTTTGTAAATTCCTTTTAATAAATCACGGGGGTCACCTGCCCAATCACAACCTTTAACAACTTCTTGAAACGTGATGTAACAAGAGTCAGTATCACCGTAGATTGAAACGTCTTGAGTAACTTTATCCGCTCGAGTAATGCCAAGGATATTATGCAATTCTTTATCACGGTGCCAAAAATCCAAAAAGTATCTGTTGAATATCTTGGTAGCAATTCCGCGGACCTCCTGGCCTTGCAGTGTAATAGCCTCAGCAACTCTAACGTTATACCCTACGAAATACGGTGATGCAGTAGCACCATAAACCGAGTTAATGAAAATCTTGATTGCCTGCTCCTCATTCTTTTTCAAATTCATGAGATTGGTCAGACGATTAATCTCTGCCGTGATCTCCTCCTTTGAAGCATTCGTCGGGTCGATCTTGCAGTATTTCATTAGTCAGCTTTTCCGATAATCATTTTAGTTTCAGTTTCAATAGAATGGAAGATTAATCTATCTTCATTCATATACACCATTGTGTCTTCTTTATCCAAGTAAGCAAATTGAGATTTGTAAACTGAAATAGTCAAGTTAGCAGCAGTATCATCAATGTTTAACAAGTTTAAGTTAAATGATTTCCCTGATGCTTTAACTACTCCATTTTTAACAGAAAGTGTTAAAAGTTTTTGGTCTGGGTCAAGTGACACAAGAGAGTTAATTCTTGCCTGTAATTCTTTAGTAAGAACAAAGCTAGTTTGTGCAGATTCATTGTTTGAAATACGATCCATCATCTCATCAGTAATGTGAGTGAATAATCTTAATGATGCACATTGGTAATTAATGTCAAGAGAATCATTTTTTAATGTGATTCCTGTTCCTACTAATCCTTCAGCAGTGTTTTCAGTATCAAGATTAAACTCGATGTTAGATTCACCGAAGTGAGAAAAAGATTTCATCAATCTGTCAAGAGAGATTACACCAAAAAGTAATTCTTGTTCTGGTGTTTGCGCTTCGTCACCGAAGATTCTGCTTAGTTCAATCTTTGATGATTTCACAACACTTCTTTCAGGTGTGTGAGTTTTTGCTTTAAGATAACCACCGTCTACTTCAATAAGTAATGATGGAGCAACAGAAGAAAAACGTTTTAAGAAATTTGTTAGCTCTTCAGAAGATTGTAACTGTAAGTTAAGTTGATTGCTCATTAGTTGTAATTTAATTTAGTTTAGTTTAAGTTTATATTCATTTATTAGTAATAAGTTCTTTATATGACCTCATCAATTAGACCATATTTTTTGCATTTCTTTGCGTTCCACCAAATATCACGAGATAAGATTTTATCCATCTCTTCCGCTGGAATTTGCGTATACTTTTTATAATGTTTCTTAATGGTTTTCATAATACCTTCATTATTGTCCAAGTGATCTTTCATTGCTGAATGTTTACCCCAGCAGGCATCACTAAGTTCATGAACAAGCATGTAAGCATTTTCTCTCATTAATCTTTTTGATCCAGCCACAGATATAATTGTTGCGCCAGATGCCGCGGCACCTTCAACAATAGTTATAATAGGAACTACTTTTGAGATTCTTGCAATGGTGTCAGCAATAGCAAAAGACGCAAACACATCACCACCCATAGAATTGATATGTAACCAAATAGGGGCTGGCGGATTAACTTCATGCATTGATGAAAATGCTGAAGGTGCCATTTGCATTGAAACTTGTTGTAAAATTTTGTTTAGCTCAAGAGCTGATTCTGAGGTTACTTCGGTATAAAAATACACGTGATCATTTAATACTGATACACCGCTACCTCCCGGCATTGAAAAATCCGTGTCGTCGTTTGATTTGTCTTTATCTTTATTCATATTGGTTGGATTCTTCTTCATCATCCTCGGATTGTGAATTGCCAAATACGGCAATACCATCGATTTCTTCTTCATCAATAAATAAGTTCATTGAAGAGCTGCTTCTATTTTGTGTTCCACGAGATTTTGCTGTATCTGTTAGTCCACTTAAAATTTCTATTGCTGCGTTAAGTTCGATAGTTTGCGCTTTTAACTCTTCGGTTAGTTCTTTAATTTTTTCTCGCGTTCTTTGCAATTCTTGTTCTGTTAATGACTTAAGATAAATTGAGTCAAGACGACGACGAACATTAGGATATCCTTTAGTTAAGCCTTTAAGGAATGCCTCAATATCTTCATCAGTATACATCTTGCTCTTTTTAGCTTCAAGCATGTACAGTAAATATTTTTCTTTAAATGTAGAAAATAATAATTCTTCATCCGCCTCTTTCTTAAAGTACTCTAGTCTTTTTACTTTAAGTTCAGCCAGACGGTAGCGATAATCGTCAATGTAATCTTCAATACGATTATATTCTAATACCATTCCATCTTTAACAAATACTGGTGTTTCAGTTACAATCATTTTAGTTGCTTTCTCAACAGCTTCAACAAAGACTGGCCATTCAGCCTTGCTTCCAGAAAACTGTAAAAGAACATCAACGTTTGCTTGTGAGTTATTTGTTATTTTAATTGGATGTTTTTCAATAAGAGCTTCAACTTTTTTCAAGAATGAGCCGTATTTCATTAATGGTGGTAATTCAGTAACACGAATTGTATGGGCTGTTTGGTTTATTTCAATAGCACCTTCAATTAACCAAGTTTTATCTAATCCTTTATATCTTGTTACTTTACCGCCAAAGTTTTTAAACTTTGGTTTAACTTCTTTAACTTTTCCGTCAAGATATTTTTGAACATCATTAAGATCTCTTGGTAAAACAGTAGTTGCATATCCAACAGCAATACCTATGATGGTATTAGTAAGACCTATAGGTAGGTCAACCCAGAGTGGGTTCCACGCGCCTTCATCATTTTTTAAGTTTAAGAAGCTGCTTTTACGAATCATTTCAGCAATCTTAGGGTTTATACGAACAGACGTATAACGAGCAGCAGATGCTTCATGATTAACTGGAGATCCAAAGAATCCGTCTCCAAGAAGTAATTGCTCTGAATTTCCAAAAGGACGAGCTAGTTTGTTTATTGCACCGGTTAATGATTTGTCACCGTGGTGATATCCATCAGTAATACAGGCACCTACCACAGATAAAGATTTGTTAAAACTATGTGGAGCATTCAGCATGATAATTCGCTGAACATTTGTAAGTCCATCATAAAAAGAAGGAATCCCGCGATTTTCTAAAACATATAAAGCATAGTTTCTGAAGTTGGTATCAATCTGTCTGGAGATAGGTAAAGGATAAATTTTAGATTTTGCCATTTAAGTACAAGTATTTATGATTATATTCTCGAGTGGGTAATTAGTTTTTGGAAACAAAAAAGGAACTCGAAATTAATCGGTTCCTTTTGTAAATGATATGTTTAAAAGATTAGTCTTCAGGCAATTCCTCAACTTCATCTTCTTCTTCGTCTTCATCTTCTTCTTCTTTTTCTTCCTCTTCACCTGCGTCTTTAGCAGCATCATCAGCAACTTCTTCAGTTTCTTCTTCAGTTTCTTCAGCAGGAGCATCTTCTGTTGCGTCAGCGGCAGCATCAGTTTCAGCAGCAGCTATTTTTGCAGCTTCAGGATTTTCTTCTTTGTCGGTTTCAGCACCAGCATCGGTGTTTACATCCTCTACATCTGTTGTAGTTTCAGTGTCCTCAGTATCTACATTCTGTTTTACTAAATCTTCCTTAACAAATGCCTCAAACGTTTTTAAATGTTTCATTGTTATCTTGGTTTTTATTTTTATTTTAAAGTAAGTAAATACTTAAGTTGTTGAACGTCGGCAATAATCTCATCTTTGATGTTAGCCAATTCAGAATCTTGTTCTGCCATGAAAGCATCAACAAAAAATTCTTCAACAGATTTTAAGAAAGCATCTATTTTAATACTATCATAATCAGCAAGTGTAAATTCTGTTGCTCCACCTAATCTTGGTCTTTGGTATTTACCGCTGTAAACTTCAATTAAACGGTCAAACTTATCACCTAATGATTCATACGTTCTGTCAAAGGCATTATGTTCTGCAAATGACTCAGTCTGCCAGTGTAAAATTTTTATCTGTGCTGAAATTTGCAATACATTTAATAAAAGTTCTTTTTCCATTTTTATATTCTATTTTGATATTTGGTATATATCACAAGAATAATTCCTAGATTGTGCCCTCAAGCCAGCGTTTTCTTTTTGTAGAGTTTGCGCCGAAAGCAATATCAATAAATTTAGCAGCAGAACGATCTTGGCGGATTCTGAACATTTGTCTTTCAGACATAACCACTTCCCAATCTTGTATACTTAAAGATCCTAAACCTTTTAAGTAACGAACTCCTTTATAAGCTGTGCCGCTTTGTTCAAAGGCTGCCCATTCTTGTAATGAATAAAAGTATTTTCTTTTTCCACTTACCTCAGCAGAAACAAGCGGAGTAATTAAAATGTTAAGTTTATTTTGTTCTATGACTTGTGGAAACCACTTATAAAACAAGTTAATCACTAATGAAGCAATGTGCCCAATACCATCGGGGTCCCAATCAGTAGAAATAGCAATATTTGCAAATGAACATTTGCTGCCATCACGAGGATCAAGATTCAAAATATTCATCAAGTCAACAATTTCATTATTAGAGGATAAGTCAGAAATAGACCGAGCATTTTTAATCTTACCTTTAAGTGAATAGACTGCATCAATTCTCGGATCTCTCTTTTGTAAAATAGATCCCATAGCTGAACTTCCTTCCACTATAAATAGTGTTCCTTTAGATTGTGAAGGCGGAAAGTACTTATCAGATATTTTTTTAGCAGCGGCTTTCTTTTTTGCTTTAAGAGCATTCATATCAGCCTTTAAGTTTCTTTCATCAATTTTCTTTTTGACGATTTCATAAAAAGTTGATCTTAAAATAGCCGGTCTTAATTTCTTAAAGAAATCTTTTTCAAGAGTTTGTTGTATTTCCCAACGGCCACCAGCATACTTAGTTTTGTTTTGGTCTGCAAACCTAACAAGTTTTGCTGGGAAGTTTAAGATAAGAAGAGTTTCATAAAAGTGATGGGCAGCATTGTACTCAAAGATATCATTAACCCAGTCAGTGAATATCTTTTGATGAATACCTGTACATAAAGCACCGTTAATAAATGAAGCACTTGCAGCATTTTCATACTTATCCCAAATTACAAACATACCGTGTTTTCCTGTAAAGGTTAAAGCATTCTCTGGTAGGAATTGTTGATTAAGATTAAGTTTCTCTCCATCAAACCAAAATTCAATTTCAAGATTTTGTATAACGCCGTCTTGGTTCTTTAAGAACTCGCGGAAGATAAACATTGTGTGTAAGTATTCTTTATCCCAAGTACATCCTTTAAAGATATCCTTACGAGGAATGTAAGTAACCGTAGTTCCAGTAGCAGTACCACGTTTCTTCGGTGTAGCATTTTCTGAAACCTTAACAAACTTATTCCAAGTTATATCATATTGGATTTCTGGGTTAATAGTAGTGATTGTGAATTCATCAGAAAGCATATTCACTAAAGCAGCACCTACACCGTTAGTTCCAATTAAGCTATCTGAAGAATCTTCATTATAAAAATTTGAACCAGCTCTTAACATTGACATTGCTGTCTCTACGTTAC